CTATTTTACTTTTATTTCATCTTAATATCATTATATAATGGTGCCATAGCTTGGCCGCCATGCCTTAGCCTGCAAGGCGCTGTAATAACACGATAAAGTTAAGCTGAAACGAGGAAAAGAAAAGGGTTAATCAAATAAAGTCTTGACACTCTCTTACAATATAGACTATAAGCCTTCCGTCTCTTTACATCAATTTAGTTTTTCCCGTCTCCTCAGTTAACCATCAGTTGCAACTATGCCAACAAATACAGGCAAGAATAAGTTGGGCCGCAAGCCAAAGGTTCTAATTTCCAGGCTTATCCAGTTAAGGGATGCTGGCCTTTCCCACCAGGAAATTGGGGACATGTGCAATTGCTCTGCTTCCAATGTGTCCGCGCGGTTGCGGGCCGTCAAGGCGGACTTCAAGGGCCTGGCGGTGTTCAAGGATAAGAGGGCCGATATTCTTGCAGTGCTTCAACAAAAGATGCTCTATTCTTTGAGCCACAAGGACATAAAAAAGATGCCCGGTGGTTCCAGGGTGCTGGCCATGTGTCAGTTGTACGATAAAGAACGGATAGAACGTGGACAACCTGGGGCCTACGTCCAATATTCTGACTTCCAAGGTGAATTGGATGAAGTTAATAATGAAATCGAACAGTTAGAGCTTGAGCTTGCCGAACTGGGTGGCTGACATCCGGTTACAGGTGATTAGCTTGACCAGGGTCAGGGGTCTGGATCATGTTATCAGTGGGCCGGTGTCCTCTTGTTTACTCTGATTCTCTAATATAAATGGACATAACTAAATCATAATGACATCAAGAGTTTACATAATACATCTTATAAGACACGGCCTTGCATGTTGTGGCCGTTTGATTGGTGGCCTGGCTGCGCGGGGCTTCCGGTCGGTCTGCCTCCTGGTGGGGATCATTTGCCAGCCGGTGGGGAAACCCGCCAGCCCGCGGCCTGGAAAGGTCGACCCCCCAAAACCAGCGGAACGAAGTTATATCTCCTACCCCTTCCGATCCCAAAACCCACAAAACACATGGACATGGCGTCTTATATGCTATGGTTTATTTGGGAAGAAAAGGTAAGGGGCTGTATTTATTTCAGATTTTAAAAAGGAAATGCCATGTTATCACCGGTGGGTAACGGGCCAAACGGACACAAGGACGGATTAGTTATGATTAAAAAGAATAAATCTACGGTAATTGATCCAAAGCGTGATGATCTTTTGGATATTTTCAAGCAGGGTGGGGTTGCTTTTTATCCAGAGGTTGGTAATTTCGCGTATTGTCCTACTGCGGAGTCTTATTTGACCGTGGTGAGTGCCGGGATTAAGGAGGAAGGGTCAAAGGCGCATCTATTTCAGTCCGAGCAGGGCGCACTGATAGCATGGAATCGGACGATACAGCGGATAATTGCCGGTTTGGACGGAGAATTAACGGTTTACTGGCGAAAAGTGCCGGAAATGCGGTTTTTTGAACCGGCAGAGGGTGTTTACCAGCGCTGGACTGTATATTCGCGCTTTAGGATTTCGAATTTAAAGGTTGTCCAGAGCGCCGACTATAAGCAAGTGGAACCAAAAGGTTCTAAAACTTAAATTCTTAACTGGAGGAACGGATTATGGATATCGCAATTGGTTTTTTGGTAGGGGGAGTGATAGGAATGGCTGGGTGCTTTTTAGTCGCCCGAAACAACAAGAAGCGTTTTACGGATGCTTTAAATATGGACCCAAGCGCCAAGTGGAAAGAGATCCTGGACAAGCTCCGCGAAAAACTTTAGGAGGATGTTATGGCTATGAATGGTGTAATGCGAAAACGGCTGTCTCAGCGCGAGGGAGCCAGAAATTCCAACCTGCCTGGCATTATTCGACCGTTGGATCGCGGACCGGTTGATACGAAAATAACTGGGATGCACGGTGCCACTGGTGCCGAGGCCAGATTTACAAATTTTCCAGGGACCGGAAACCCTGATCCTGTTTTAAAGGGCGTACCGCAAGCCCAGGGTGCGGATCCTAAAATCGGAAACCACACGGTTTCTGATGGCCGGTCTCAAATTAAGGGACACAGCGGGAGTGGCCCGAATTGTGGCTACGGCAAGGCAATGACGAAGTAAGCTCTGTTTTTATGGGGCTTTTTCTATTTTTAATAACGATTTTTAACTGGAGGGCTTATCATGGCTGAAACTAATCTATCAGGACCACTTGCTGTAACCCTGGGTGTGAGACGGGAAGCATCAAATTATGTGGCCGACAAAGCGCTGGGCGATAAGGATTTTCCGACCGACTTAATCGAGTTGGATGGAACAGACGCGACTGTAGCGCTTAGTGAATTTACACCGACACCAGGCAAGTTGTATGTTTTTGTCTGTTTGGATTCCTCAGAGGTAACGACATTAACGGCTTCTTCCGGCGTGACGCTGGACGGGACGAATGATGTGGTAACTTTCGTGGCTGCGAACGACATTCTGGTACTATTTGCAGTTTCTGCGACCAAGTTGCTGATTGTGGCTAATCCTCAGACGCTGACATTTAGCTAAAATGAAGCGATACGGAGCTATACTGGCAGTTTTGGGATCCCTGGTTCTTTTGGGGACCGTGGTGGTGGGCGCTTATTCTCAATTTACGACAAAAGAGCGCCACCTTTTGGATCACAAGGCCCAACAGATTGAAATTGCCGGAGTTTCGTTGTTTCAACAGCAGGTCAGCACCCAGCAGCAGATTAAATGGCTGGAGCAGGATCTTAAGGAGCACTATAGAAAATACGGGAAACCGCCGTATCGAGATCCGGAAGTTCAGATTATTTATGAAAAGCTGAAACGGGACCTGGACGACGAACGGGCTGCGTTGCGGGATATTCGCAATAAAATCAAGAAGTAAGGGAGACTGACTCATGGGTTATGACGTAAAAGCCTGGCTATCGAAGAAAATCTTTGGCAGCGGTGAAGCGGGTAAGGACTTGCAGCCTGGTGTTTCCAATTATATAAAGCCTAAAGCCAGTGTAACAAAAAAACTGGACGAGGCTGGCGATATTAGTCCTATAGCACCGCGCAGGGGCGACAGCGATCAGGACTACGACACCTACTCTGAAGATCGTGAAATGGATGAAGAAGGGGATTAGTTTATGGGTTTTGATCTGAAAAAGTACAAACGCCAGCGTCAAACTACATTTACCCGTAACCGTGTGGTGGATATTCTACAGGAAAACGCTGAAAAGCCTTTTGTGCAACGGATTTTAAACCCTGAATCTTCTCCCATCCTGGATCGTGGCGTACCTGGAGAAACGTCTACACACATAATGGCTACTGCAGGTGTTGATGGAAAGCATATTGTGTACCCTACGGTTGTTCTGCAGCCGGACGGTAATCTTAAAGAGCTTGCACCTGGAGATGCTGTTAAGCAGGCCCTTGAAACTGACAATTTTATTGAGTTTAATAAAGCCGACGAGGCCCTGGCTTTCAGTCAGCAGTATAAAAAAGCCTGGGATCCAAAACCTCACAGGCGAGACGATAGGCATTAATGATGGGTAAAATCGAACATATTGATATCTTTGATAAAACTGGATTTAGGAAGAATGTTGCCGAAGTTGTTAAGGAGTTTGACACGGACAATATTGAGTCTATATCCATTATGTACCGGCGCAGGGACGGCAGTATCCGAACTTACTGGAACGGTGATCCGGCGGAAATGCTGGTCTTGAATGAAGTTTTTAAAAGGGACGTTATTGAAGATAGGTTTCCGACTGAAGAAAGCGAATCTATTGATTTTGACAGTATAGACGAAGAATAGGGAGCGTATCATGGAAAATAGTGGATTTGGTTTAGCCCGCCTAAAGGGCGAGGGAGCACCGCTTCATCCGGAGGAACTGGATTGTGATTGGCCGGACCACGAAGCATATATGAAACAGGCCAAGGCTTATTACGATCATTACGGCCTGGACGACGAGTGGGAAGATTATAAAAAAACGATGGAAAAGGTTTATGGATAATGGGTGAACCTGCTTTAAAAATAGATCCGTCAAAGCGTAAAAAGCTGCGGATTGAGCAAAAGATTGCTAAAGCTAAGACACGCCAGGCTTTAGCGCTCCAGGGACAGATTCGGTATCGCAAAGAAAATGAGATCGAATTTTTCACCAGGCCAAACCCGCGCCAGGAAGAACTGCTGGAGGCTTGGAGTCATCCACGCTTTAAGGTTTTTACGTTTACCGGTGGGAATCGAATCGGAAAAACGACAATTGGTGCAATTATTATCATAGCGACAATGAGGGGCCGTTGGCCTTGGAATAATTTAAAACTTCCTTTTATGCACAATTTACCCAGGAAGATCAGATATGTAGGTCAGGACTGGGAAAAACATATTCGAAGCGTTGTTGTACCGGCATTAAAGAAGTGGTGGCCCAATCGGATCCCCGTCAAGATCAGAAAGAACCAGCACGGGATTGAGGCTTACTGGGAGGATTTGGATAGCGGGTCTACCCTTGAATTAATGAGCAATAAGCAGGATGTAGAACTTCACGAAGGCTGGGAAGGCGATCTCCTTTGCTATGATGAACCGCCCAAGCGTAATATCCGAGTGGCTAATGCCCGTGGATTGATCGATCGCCAGGGGCGTGAACTATTTTGTGCCACGTTGCTTAAGGAAGCATGGATCGACAAAGAGGTTATTAAGAAAAAGCTGGACGATGGGCGGCCTGACCCAACGGTTTTTAATGTCCACGGCGAAATATACGACAATGTGGGTTTTGGGCTAACTTCCCAGGGTGTTGCGGACTATGAGTCAAAACTCAATGCGGAAGAAAAAGAAGCGCGGCTAAAAGGCATACCAAGCTATATGTCTGGTTTGATTGCCAAAAACTATAGTCGCCAGCGCAATGTGGTTGAGCCGTTTAAGATTCCGACCAACTGGCTGGTGGATATAGGAATCGATACACACCCACGCAAACCCCAGGCTCTTTTATTTATGGCTACCGATGAAAGAAATTTCAGGTATTTATTCCATGAGATCTGGGATCCAGGCAGTGGGCACGACATTGGAGACTGGATTGTTCGAATTATGAAAAGGCGCGTGTTGCGGATTAATCGAATTATATGTGATCCGCTGGCTAAGGGAGATGCAAATAACGAGAATACGACCTTTGATAAAATTGCAGCAAAACTTTTTCCCTATGATATTATCCTGGAAACTGCTACAAAGGATAAAGATTCTGGGATTATCGAGCTGAACGACCACCTGCTGGGTCCAAACAAAATGCCCAGCCTGTTTATATTCAACTCAATGCTTCGCACGATTGACGAAATTGAGGGCTGGATGTACGGTGATGACGGAAAGCCGGTTAAAGAAGATGACGATTTTATGGAAAACCTATACCGGCTACTTCTCCTGGACACGGAATATGTCCCGCCAGAAGATGAAGTTGATGAAGAAGAAGTGGACAACGATATGGTAAATCCAACGACGGGGTATTAATATGCAAAGTAGAAATCCAACGGACACAAGCCAGCTTCCATCAGATGATGTGCCGGTAGAGGATGCCGAACTGCCTTCACACGAAGGCGTTGATATCCTGGATATGATGCTCATGGCGGAGAATGTTGCCGAGGAGCTGACCCAAAGCCAACTTTTAGAAATTGGCCGCACGGTAAAAGATGAATATCAGATCGATAAAGAATCCAGATCAGACTGGGAAAAGCGGATGACAGAGGCTCTTAAGCTGGCGCGTCAGCTGAGATCAGCGAAAACCTGGGGTGGAGAAGTAAGTGCCAATATCAAATATCCGTTAATATCCACAGCTTGTATCCAGTTTTCGTCCAGGGCCTATGGAAATATTGTCAAGGGCGAAGATTACGTTAAGGTTAACGTGTATGGTGCCGACGAAAGCGGAGAAAAGAAAAAACGGGCTGAACGCGTAAGGACCCACATGAACGCGCAGCTGTCAGCCGCAACTACCGGATGGGAAGACGAGATGGATCAGTTGTTGATTGCCATGCCGCTTTTAGGTTGTGCCTTTAAAAAAACCTATCGAAACTTTATCGACAACACTTCCGTGTCAGAATATGTAGATCCTGAGCAGCTGGTGGTTAATTACTGGGCCAAGTCCATGGAAACGGCTGCAAGAGCCACGCATGTCATTGAGATGACCAAAAACAGTTATTTGGAGCATACCCGATCCGGTTTATGGCGCGATGCCGGAATTGAGAATAAACAGCCGGACACCTCTGAAGAAGAAAAGAAAAACAAAAATGACGACGTTAGAGACACTGAGGCTACCTATGTATTTTTAGAGCAGCACCGCTGGTTGGACCTGGACGGTGACGGCTATAAAGAGCCCTATATTGTGACAATCCACAAGGCGTCCAGAGAAGTGATGCGGATTGTTCCGCGCTTCAGGGCGACATCTGTTATTCGCAACCCCAACAACGAAATCATTAAAATTTTGCCGGATCAGTATTTTACCCGTTATCTTTTCTTTCCGGACTTTGACGCTAATTTTTATGGTCTCGGGTTTGGGATTCTGCTTTCTCCGGTCAACGAAACTGTCAATTCAATTATAAATCAGCTACTGGACTCTGGTACGCTGCAGAACCGCCAATCTGGTTTTATTAATCGCGGAATCCGTCTGACGAAAGCTGGTGGATCCGGATCGGTTAAATTTAAAGCCGGTGAATGGAAATTTATTAAATCCGCAGGAGACGACCTGCGAAAAAGCATTTTCCCCCTGCCCACCAAAGAGCCATCGGCTACGCTGTTTCAACTATTAGGACTGATGTTAGAGGCCGCCAAGGATCTGGCATCGCAAGCAGAGGTTTTGTCGGGAGAGCAGCGTCAGCCGAATGTGCCAGCCACCACTACTCTGGCATTAATCGAGCAGGGACTTAAGGTTTTTTCTTCAATTTATAAAAGGATTCATCGAGCGCTTAAGAGTGAATTTATTAAAATCCAGCGCTTAAACATGCTCTATACCACACCCGAAGAATATAATCGGATTCTGGATATGTACGATGAAGGGGAGTTTGATCCCAGGATTGATTATGATCCATCCGATCTGGATATCGGGCCGGTAAGTTCTACAGCCGATGTTTCCGATACCCAAAAAATTATAAAAGCGGAAGCCCTGATGCAGGTAGTTGGGAAGGGGCTTGATGATCAGAAAATCCTTGAGAGATATCTGGATGCCATACAAATCGACAACTGGAAAGAGCTGGTGCCGGAAACCCCGCCACCTAATATCCCGTTGATTATACACCAGCAAACCATGTCTCTCGAGATGGCCAAGATCCAGCAGGCTGAAAGAAAGCTGGACTTAGAAGAACGCGAAGTAATGATAAAAGACGCCGAGACCTTTTATAAAATGGTCAAGCTCCAGGCGGATGCAGTTAAAGCTATGGCCCTGGCCGAAGCGGCAGAGATTGGGCCACAGATAGAGGAATATAAAACACAGGTCGGTCATTTGACCGCTGTGATTAATGCTAAAAGGGTAGATCTGGAAGCAGATCTGAAGCAAAGACAGTACGAGGATCAACAGCGCAGAGAAGCGCAACAGGGCGGTGGTGAGCAGCCAGGTGCAGGAGAAGGGCAACCACCAGGAGCTATGCCGCCACAAGGAGGAGCAGGTGCAGCAGTCCAACCAGGAGGAAGTATCTAAGGAAAGTTTCGGTTTGTGGAAAACGCTGCCGATCACAAGAGCGATTCTTAAAGGACTTCGGGAAGAAAAGCGCGTGTTGCAAACAGCGCTTAGTACCGGCAAATCTCTTTTGGGTGACGCTGGAGCCACGACTGAAAAGACAGCCGAAATAGTCGGCATGATTAAGGGGATCGATTTAGTGTTAAATGTTGAATATGAGGATGAAGGAGGGACGACTTATGGATTGTCCGATTGATCCGGAAGGAACCAAAATTGTGATTGTACCCGACAAGATCGACGAAAAGACGGCTGGTGGGATTATTATCGTGCCACCAGGTACACGACAGCAGGAACAGAACGCTGTCACCCAGGGTACATTGGCGGCCATTGGCCCCAGAGCTGAAATTTGCTGGAATAACGGAGACGGTAAAGAGACACCGGCACAGGTAGGCGACAGGGTTATTTACGCCAGGTACGGCGGCACCCAGTTTAAGTGGGGGAAGAAGACTTTTCAACTTCTCCAGGACCAAGATGTAGTGGGCAAAATGCTGGAAGAACCGCCAGCCGTTGATCTTGTCTTTAAACAATAAAGGAGAGGAATTATGGATGGATTACAAGGAGAAGCAGTGCCGGAGGTTAAAGTTACTACCGGCAACAGGGTACCGGTCGGAGCCGGTACTGGAGTGCAAAAAGAGGCAGGGGATGGCGAGAAACAATATGGAGAGGTCGAGGTTCTGGCTATGAAGATGGGCTGGAATCCGGAGCATGACGAAAACTCCGGCAGACCGTTTAAAAGCGCTGATCAGTATATCATAGATTCAAAACAGATTCAAGATACCACTGTAAAGACGCTTAACTCGCTGAAGGCTACCAATGAGGAATTGGTAGCTGGTATGCAGAATTTAAAAACCACCTATACCAAAGTTGCTAAAGTAGAAAAAACCAGAATCGACAATGAAATTGCAAATCTTAAAGAAAAACGAGACGTGCATATCGAAAACTCTGACAAGGGGAAAGTCAAAGAAGTCGATGGCCAAATTGAAAATTTGCAAAATTCTAAAAAAGACATGGACGAGCCGGTTGTCCAGCAGCAAGCTCAGCAACAGGTAGGTACAGAAGATTTTAAGGCAAAATCCTCACAATGGATGACTGAAAACGCATGGTATGGCAAAAACGTGGAAATGACAAATTTTATAGATACCCAGAGTGAACGCTTCAGGGGCTTGCCGGACGATGTTTATTTTGAAAAACTGTCTGAAGCGGCCATGACGATGTATCCTGAAGCATTTAAGGGGCAAGTTTTACCAGGGCAAAAGCAGACTGTTGCCCAGCAGCAGGCTGTGGTGGGTGGACAGACACGGCAGACTGGCCCTGGAGCCAAACAAAAATTTACCATTAACGACCTGTCGCCCGATCAGCAAAAATGGGCCAAGTTCTACGAAAAACAAAAGGTAATGAGCGCGCAGGAGTATGTAGACGAACAGGTTAAAATAGGCAATCTTAAAGGATAAAGGCAGCCGTAAAGACGGCAAGGAGGAATTGTGGACCAAGAAAACCAAGAACATAAAATAGTGCTTCGTACAAATGGCTTACCATTTGCCACAGCAAGAGCAGCGGACCTGCGGGTTGCTGCCATGGCCAAGCAAGGTAAAGATTATCAGAGGATTCCCTGGACGGTGCAGGACGACGGAAAGCCGGTTGAGGGCTATGCCCTTGAGCGTATTGACTCTGGAGCGCGCCGGAAAGAAAGAATCCCTGTAGGACAAAGGAATCGGCTAACAGCGCCGAGACGGCCAGGCTATAAACGCAGGTTTGTGAACATGCAGCCAGGCAGGATCCAGATGTTTGAGGATGCCGGATATCAGCTGGTTACGGACCAAACTTACGACCCCGATAATCCTGGGGTGGTGAAGACTGGAAACCGAACGGCGGGACCGACACCCCTTGGGTCTGCGGTTGTGGAGGAAGTTGGCGGTGGTCAACAGGCTGTTTTAATGGAGATACGGGAAGACTGGTTCAATGAAGATCAGGCGAGAAAAGCACGTCGCCTGGACGAAATGGAAGCGCAAATTAAACGTAGACCTAAAAAAGACGGCCTCTACGGGAGTGTTAAAGCCGAATCAGCTATGACCCCACCGCCGCAAGATGTGGCGGATGTAGACATGGATCAGGGACATTTTTGAAGAAGTTTGATGCTGCTGTGGCTGGTCGTTAAGTAGGAGGTAAAAATTATGGCTAATGTTGATCGTCCAAGAGGGCTACGTCCGGTCAAGCATATGAACGGAAATCCCTATAATGGCGAAATAAACGCTTACTTTGTGCCATCGACCGATTCAGTAGCAATGTTTATTGGTGATCCTGTGACTCTTGCAGGATCAGCTGATGTGTCAGGTAAGTACCCCACTGTAGAACAAGCAGTGACCGGTACAACCAACCTGATCGTTGGCGTTGTCATGGGCTTTGGTCTCACACCTGAGATCGCAGCCATCGTTGACAACCTTGAAAAACGCTACCGTCTTGCCAATGAAGACATGTATGTTTTCGTGGCGGATGATATGGATCTGATTTTTGAGATCCAGGAAGTCTCCGGAGGAACGGCACTTACCGCTGATGAAGTCGGAAACAATGTTCCGATTGCAGTTGGTAGCGGTAATACTGACACGGGACTTTCCGGTGTAGAGTTGGAAAACACCGGAGAGACAGCCGCCACTGAGCAGCTCAGAATCTTACGCCTGGCTCCAGGTATTGATAATGCGCTGGGCGAACATGCCAAGTGGTGGGTAATGATTAACGAGCACGCATTTAACCAGGAGCTTGGGGTTTAACCTGGCGAACTGATAAAGGAGGCACAAAATGCCTGTTATTACAACTGGATCATTCGCCAAGGACCTATGGCCTGGCGTTAACAAATGGTACGGGCTTGCTTACGCTGAATATCCAATGGAATTTACCGAGATATTCGACGAGGAGCAATCTCAATTGGCCTTTGAGGAAGACGTAGGAATCTCGTCTTTTGGCCTGGCTCAAGAGAAGCCTGAAGGGCGCGGCATCACTTACGACGATGCTCGTCAGGGCTTTATCGATAGATACATTCATGGGACCTACAGTTTAGGTTTCATCATCACGCGGGAGATGTGGGAAGATGGGATCGCAGGGACCGTGGCATTGAAAAGAGCCAGAGCTTTGGCGTTTTCAATCCGCCAAACCAAGGAAATACTGGGTGCGAATATCCTCAATCGTGCCTTTGACTCTGATTATGTTTTCGGTGATGGTGTAGAGATGCTTTCCACCGCACATCCCAATGTAACGGGAGGTGTCTGGTCGAACGAGCTGGCAACACCGTCTGATTTATCCGAAGCTGCGCTTGAGCAAGCGTGCATTGATATTGCCAATTTTACCAATGATCGCGGTCTCAGGATTGCTGTACGGCCAATGAAGCTGATTGTGGCTGTGGACAATACTTTTGAGTCCACCAGGATCCTGAAATCCGAACTGCGCGTAGGAACGGCAAACAATGACCTTAACGCGATTCGCGCGTTGGGGATGATCCCAGAGGTTGTTATTAATCATTATCTGACTGACCAGGACAGCTGGTATATCAAGACAGATTGCCCAGACGGACTGAAATATTTTAACCGTCGTGGCGACGAATTTGATACTGACAATGATTTTGACACCGAGAACGCCCGTTTTAAATCTACATTCAGGGCTTCCTGGGGCGCTTCCGACAAACGTGGTATTTACGGATCTGCTGGCGCTTAAAAACCGCCTGTGACTGAAATAGGGGCTGGCTTACGTTGGCCCCTTGCCCAGGATAGGTTTAAGGCGCTCCTTGCCCGTCCTGGGCGATCACACCATAACTGTTTTTAAAAACGGAGAACACTCATGCGTCCGAAACAAATAAACTTCGACACGCTTGCCGATGATACTAATTATATAGCATTGTCACAACAGCTGGCAGCTGCTGGTTATCTTACGCTGGAGTCTGTGGCAGATGGAAAATTCACGCCGCAAAAGGTTACGCTTACATCCGCTGCCAATATTGCAACGATTGTATTCACCATTGTTGGCTTGGGCCAGAACGGTGAGGTTCAGACAGAGGATATCACGGGTGTAAGTGGTAGCACTGAAGTGTCCACGCTGTATTACGCTTCGGTTACATCTATCTACGGAGACGCAGGTACGGGTGCAAACAGCGTTGAGGCTGGCATTAACGGTATAGCGAGTTTTATATATCCTGTAGACCCATACTGCCACGGTAATCGGATAATGGTCAGTGGTACTTTTGCTGCCACCTATACAGTATTCTGGTCAAACCAGAAGATCCTGGCTGGGGAAACACCAGTTTGGGTGGCCGAGGCCGACCAGACAGACAAGACCGGTGTAACCGGACTGTACTATGATGGTGGTATTACAGCGTTTAAGTATGACGTAACCGCCTTTACCAGTGGTGCGCCGATATTTTCGCATAGCGACCAAAAGGCCGCATAACCAATGGGGGTAAGCCGTGACCCGACATACGCAAAAGGCGTATTATCCTGGCGACCATTTGGTTATCTGCGACCGATGCGGATTCAAGTATTATCGGTCTCAATGCTTTAAGGAATGGCAGGGATGGTTGACTTGCAGCGGTCCTGGAACATCTGACTGCTGGGAGCCGCGTCATCCACAGGATATTACACCACCATACCGTCTGGACCGTCAGTGGGTAGACGATGGTCGCCCACGGCCAATAGATGATTTTGACACGTTGTCCAACGAGGTCTGGACTGTTCAGGACTGGACCACCTACGTTGAGACTGATCCAAACGGTCGCCTGACAGTAGCTGCCAACCAGGTAGATCTTGCCCTAAATCAAAACGCTGATGCCAGAGTTTTTAAAAATTTTGGAAAAGACTTTTTTACCGACCGCTTTGGTTTCCGGAGCACTCTAAATGCCACCCATGCCGGAGGAGCCCTTTCTGGTTTAATGGAGCTCTTTCGGTTGACCGATGAAGTGGCAAACCAATCTGCACCGGCCATTTATCTTCAGGCCAGCATCAACGATACCCCCGATATTGACTTAAGCCTTTACGCTGGAGGAACGATCCAGAGCCAGATCACCGGTCTGGCTATTGGTACGGATCTTTTTATCGAGCTGACCTTTGACAACAGTCAATTCACGCTAACCCTTTATACAGACGGAACTTACACAACTGTCCTGCAGCAGTCTACGGCTGACTGGTCGTGGGGCTATCGTTATTACGATTATTTGTTTTCTCCAGGTTTTTTCAGCCTGGGCGTGGACGAGCTTCAGGCCAACGCAACCGTGACCAATATGCAGGTCAGAAGTATCACTTTGGTTTAAAGGAGTAATTATGGCACTTACTATCGATCCGCTGGAGTTCATGCCAAACATCGCCCCAGCTTTTAATCTTGCACCGACTGCAATTATCCGATCCTGGATCATAGAAGCGTGCCGCAAATTCTGCTGGGAAAGTTTGCTGTGGCGCGAACAGATCGATCCGGTTTCTGTGGTGGCCGATCAGGCCCTTTACGATCTGACCGATGATGCTATCGTTTTGGAAGGCACCAGCACCCAGATCAATACCATAGCTGACGTTGTTACGCTGGAACACATAGAGTTGTCTCAAATTGACCTTGAAACCACCTCAGAGCGATATTTAGACGAGAACGAGCGTGGATGGAGGCAGAGGGTAGAGTCGAGGCCCAGGCGCTTTATAATGGATCCCAGGAGACAATTGCAGTTAGTTTATAAACCCACCCAGGCCATTGTTGATGGTTTGGATATGTGGTTGACATTAATGCCGTTGAGATCTTCTGATCTGATTGAGCAGTTTATCTATGACGATTATCGACTGGCAATTGAAAATTGTACAATGGCTTTCATGCTTGAGATGCCAGGGGTGCCCTGGAACGATCTTAAGGGGGCTTTGTTTTACTGGGGCAAGTGGGAAATGTATATGGAAGATGCCACGGATAAAAAGACATCCGGCTATACCGATCACCAGGCATCATATTATTTTCAACCAGATTTTCGTAGTGCGGGGAGTGGCTCTTAATGGCAGATTGTAAAATACCAGAGATACCGTTTCCTTCAGGTATTGAACAGAATCTTCAGCGTATATTGTCTCCAGTTAAAGAGACTCTTGATATTTGGGCTGGTCGGATTGGGAACCCATTATGTCGGCATGTGACAATTGAGGATCTGTTAGACGAGGCCATTACCGTAAACATTCTTGGTTCTGGTGGAGGGGGCAGCGGTACTGATTCTGACGCCATTCACGACAATGTGGCTGCCGAGATCTCAGCGGTAGCTCTTAAATCTATTCCAATATCCGCTGATTTGATATTGATAGAAGATTCTGCGGCGTCTAATGCTAAAAAGCGTGTTACCATTGGATCGCTTGGCGTTAGCGGAGATCAAAATGTTGACGGTGGGCGTGCCGATTCTATTTATACACCAGAGCAAAACATAGATGGAGGTCCTGCATAGTGGCTGATATTATTCAATTTAGACGAGATACAGCAGCAAACTGGACATCGGTAGATCCTACGCTTGCCAACGGTGAGATGGGCTATGAAACTGATACCGGAAAATCCAAGATGGGTGATGGAACTACCGCCTGGACATTGTTATCATATTATGTGGATCCAACTGCTTCCGCTGATACGTTTAAGGTTTCTTCTAATGACACCACGGGTGGATACCTTGAAGACAAACTTATTGTCGCACACGGGACCAACACCTCTGATCCGCTTGAATTGTCTACCCTAAATGATGGTGCCGATGAAGATCGACAACTGCAGTTCGACGAGGCCAAGGTTGATCACGACCAATTACTGAACTTTGAGGCTGACGAACATATCGATTGGGCCGTAACCGGTGGAGAGGATATTCATGTAGATCGAATTACGGCGACCGCCGTTACTCAACATGAGGGCTCTATTGATCACAATCAGCTTGCGAACTTTGAAGCTGACGAACATATTGACTGGTCTGTGACTGGCGGCGAAGATGTCCACATAGACCGGATCCCAGATCTTTCTGCTACCTATTCTGTTCTTAGCCACAGTCACGACATAATCAGCGAAGGTGATAGCAGCGTAGAGGTTGTTGACACAGGTACCGGACAGGTGGACATAACCGTTGATACCGCTGTCGTCCTTAGCGCCATTGCGTCCAGAGTGGATATAGGGCCAGCAGGTTCAACAAACGAGCTTCGGTTGATGAATCCTGGGATTGGCAATTCGTCAACCATTGAATTTGAAAAGACTAACGATTTTGCACGAATTGTCGTTACAGAAACAGTTTCTGACACAACAAAATTTCAGTTTTTTATGTCAGACAATCCTGGCTCCATAGGAGATGTGTTTGAATGGTTTATACAGAGCTATCGAGGCCCAGGTGCCAACTGGAAGCCTTTAGTCTTTGAGAATTATGACATTACAATGATGGCCGACGATTTTAATCTTAATGGCAGCTTTAATCTTCAAACGGCAAAATATTATTCCAGTAACGGTGTTAAGGACCTTACCAGTTTTGTAGGAACGGGGTCATTAAACCTTAGTGCTGTTGACATATCTGGCAACACAGGGACAGATCCCATACACTATATCTTAGAGATCGACGGAACCGGCTCTCCAAACACTTTTACGTTATATCTTAATAATGATGGAGAAACCCCTGAGTTTACAGGCACTTCGATTACGGGTTCTTCTCAGGCGCTTGCCAATGGAGTGGAGGCTACCTTCAGCGGAACCACGGGTGGTGTGATTGGGGACCAGTTTTTCTTTTCTGTTTGGCCCGATGGTGTTTTTACGGTCACTGGGGACCAGAACATTACCGGCGAATTTAATTTTGATTCCGGCCAGGCAGTCAGCGCTATCGTTACTGCTATTTCTTCGGGCAGCCTGAACACCGAATTACCGACAGCTCTTTCGGTTTACAATGAAGTAGGCGCTGAGATTTCCACCCATGCGGGTGCGGCTGATCCTCATACCGGCTACCAACTGGAGTCAGAAAAGAGCGCTGCCAACGGCTACGCCTCTCTGGATGCTTCAATCCTGGTGCCGACTGCTGAGTTGGGCACTGGATCTGCGACTTCTTCCACCTACCTTCGTGGCGACCAGACCTGGCAAACGATTGCTGCTGGTTCAGACGAGCTGGTTAAGGGATCTTCCAACGACACGACTGCTGGATTCCTGGAAGATAAAATCGTGGTGTCCGACGGTTCAAACACAACAAATATCCTTGAATTGTCAACATTAAATGATGGTGGTGACGAGGATGTTCAAATCCAGATCGATGAAGCTAAGATTGATCATACTAATTTATTAAATCTTGCCACTGGGGATCCACACACTCAATATCAGCTGGAATCAGAAAAAAGTGCCGCCAACGGGTATGCGTCTTTAGGGGCTACGACCCTTGTGCCAACCGCTGAACTGGGGACCGGATCTGCTGATAACACGGTTTTCTTAAGGGGGGACCAGACATGGGCAGCTCCTTCTGTCGGTTCACATACAATAACCTCCCACAGCGATGTTGTTGACGCAACCGGAGCACAACTTGAAGAATTAACGGGTGGCGGCGACACCACACTTCACGACCATGACGGGATTTCAGAAAACATCTCAGCCAGACATACTCAGGGTACCGATACGACGCTTGGAACGATGACCGCCGATATTGACATGAACAATTCTTTCCAGGTGGTTAATCTGCAAGCGCCTTCCGCTAATGGTGAAGCCCTTAGACAAACCACGAATATTACTGAGGCAGATCTTGAGCAACTAACAGACGGAAGCGACACAGCTCTACACGATCACGACGGCATTTCAGAGAATACCTCTGCAAGGCATACTCAAGGAACCGACACAACTCTTGGCACCATGACAGCTGATATTGACATGGATGGTTCTTTTCAGGTGGTCAACTTGCAGGCTCCTGATACTGCAGGTGATGCTCTCAGACAAACAGCGAATATCACCGAGGCAGACCTTGAGCAACTAACTGATGGAAGCGATACCTCCCTGCATGACCACGATGGAATTTCAGAGAATAGTTCCGCAAGGCACACCCAGGGTACCGATACAGCCCTTGGGGCCATGGCTGAAGACATTGACATGAATACCCTGTATCAGCTTACAAGCCTTGCGGCTCCTGCTGCTTTAGGTGAGGCAATCAGACAGACAGCAAATGTTACCGAAACCAATCTTAACACATTAACTGGTGGGGGTGACACAACTCTGCATGACCATGCTGGGATCTCAGAAAATTCATCTGCTCGTCATACCCAGGGTACAGACACAGCGCTTGGAACCATGACTGCTGATATCGACATGAACGATTTGTACCAAATTATAAACCTTCAAGCCCCAGCTGCTAATGGCGAAGCCCTCAGACAAACAACAAATATCACCGAGGCAGATCTTGAAACGCTAACAGATGGCAGCAATGCGGATTTACTCCACGTCCATGCCGGTGGTTCTCATACCATAGCAAGTCATTCGGATACATCCGCGACCGGTCCTGAGTTAGATACTTTGACGGATAATTCTATTGCCGATGCACTTCATAGGCACTCTGAGTTGGTGGCGAGTGATGGAAGTCCTGATCCTGCTTTGAGTGTTGATGCGGATGGTATGATATCTACAAATGGAGTGTCAATAAAAGTCAATTCTCTTGGTAGTGGTAATAGATATTCTCATGTTGATTTAATTGGTGATGATACTTATAGCGATTTTGGATTTAGAATACTAAGAAACAATACTGGGGAAAATGCTGAATCCCATATAGTCCATAGAGGAACAGGCGAATTTAAAATACTTACTCAAGACGTAGCAGCATTAGTATTTTTAACAACCAGCCTTGAAAGGGTTACTATCGCGGCTGATGGCAACATAACCCAAGCCGATGGTTTATATTTTGCAACAGACGAAATCCGTGCCCGTGATTCAGGTGGATTATCTTTAAAAGATGATAGTGGAACTCTTGGCCTGTTTGTAGAAGACGGAGGTCAAGTAGGTGTAGGGACAGATACCCCATCTGAACTTTTACATGTATCAGACACCTCCGGATATGCTACAATTTTAGTCGAAGGTGGAACAAATAATACCGCCAGCATTACTTTAAAAAATGATGTTGGATATTGGGATATTGCATGCAATACAGATGACAGCCTTACATTTTATGATAATACTAATACCGCTATAGTAATGAAAATTGAAGCAGGTGCCAGTGCTAATTCTTTTCTTATTGATACAAATAGTGCAGTTACACTATTAAACGGAACCTCAATAAACGAATTTTCAACAGATGGGACTTTGGGAGACGATTCAGACGACGCTGTTCCTACGGAAAAGGCGGTTAAACTTTATGTTGACACCAATGGTGGCGGCATTTTTACAGAGACTGGCAGCAATATCATGGGTGGCACCCTTGCTGGGGGAGAAACATCATCCGGAACTAACAATTTTTATGGAGGTATATGGGCCGGTCGATATGGAGATAGCACTGCAAATACATGTATTGGATATGTGGCTGGACAGGGCGCAACAGGCCAGGTAAATGGCAACAATACCTTTGTGGGATTTTCTTGTGGTCAAAATGTATTTACCGGTGTAAACAATGTCGGCATAGGTGCATCGGCCAACAGTAGAGTTGAAGATGGTGACAATAATGTGGCTGTTGGATATAGGTGTCTGCTGGGTACGAGTTCAAATACCAAACATAATAATACCGCCATGGGTGCTGAATGTGGGGAGCAACTTACGACTGGATCAAACAATTTGCTTCTTGGCTATAAGGTGGCGGAGTCTGGGCTTACATCCGGATCCAACAATATTCTGCTTGGCTACGACCTTGAGCCATTATCAGCCACCGCCGACAATCAATTCGGAATAGGAACGGCTACTTATCCATTTTTGCGTGGAGATATGGCCAATCATCAGTTAAGCATTTATGGAGCTGATGGATACTTGAATTTTAACACCACGTTAGGATCGGGCGGATATGGAATCAGGGATAATACCGGCACCATGGAATTTAAAGACAGTTCAGGGTCGTGGACTGGTTTTACTACTGGTGGTAGCGGTCTTTTTTCAGAAGATGCCTACGACAATATTGTTGGTGGCACGGGTGCTGGGGCTTCTTTAATTTCTACCTCTACAGACAACTTTATAGCTGGTGTAAGTGCCGGAAACGACCTTACTGGTGCTTCGGCCGACAAAAATATTATTATCGGAAATTATGCAGCTTTATTCCTTGGGGCTTCTTCTGGTGGCGAAAATGTTATAATAGGATATGATGCTGGCAGGGGGGTAGACACAACCTCTACTTATTATTGGAATACGCTGATTGGGAATGAAGCTGGCTATGGAATGACAACCGGAGACAGCAACGTGCTGATTGGCCGCAGTGTAGGCAAATTAGTAACGGATGGCTATCAAAATACAGCCGTTGGGACTCTCGCCTTTCAGGAATTGTCCTCTGGCAACGGTAATTCTGCCTTCGGGACCTTGGCATGTTCCTTCCCAACTGGCAACAACAACAGTGCCTTTGGGTTCCAGGCAATGCGCGGAGTTTTTACTGAAGCAACAGCTGGTGTTTGTGTAGCAATTGGAGCGAAAACTCTTTATAATGTAACAACGGGCGGATCAAACATTGCGGTCGGATATGAGGCTGGGTACACTGTCAGTACAGGCACGGAAAATCTCTGCCTGGGATATACCGGAGGAAGGTCTCTTTCTACCGGTTCGCGGAATATTGTCCTTGGTGATCGTGAGTTTGCGTCAAATACTGCAGACGATCAATTTGTTATTGGGAATTCATCCTATGAATTTTTACGCGGTGAGATGGACAATCATATTCTGGCAATTTACGGAACCGGTGGATATCTTAATTTTAACACTACGTTAGGATCGACCGGATACGGGGTCAGAGATAATTCTGGGGTTATGGAGAGTAAGGACACCGGCGGAACCTGGGAACCCATAAATACCGGAGAGGCCATTCTCACAGTCACTTCTACTTACCGCGGGAGAACCTTAACTGTAGTGACTGATGATGCTTCGGCTGTCTTCGGCAACGCTCTTTATTGTGCTGCTGACTTTCATTATGAAAGATGCGACGCCAGCGCAGCGGGAACCATGCCTTGCAGGGCCTTGGCTTTGTCGAGTGGTACCGGTACAAAAGTGGTTTTATTAGAGGGTCAAATATGCGATACGTCCTGGACGTGGGTGAATGGACCTATTTATGTTTCAGCAACAACCGGAGCGCTTACACAATCAGCTCCGGCAGTTGCTGGGGATCAACTCCAAAAAATTGGTTGGGCCTTAAGCGCTGACACTATATACTTTAGGCCGGATTCAACAATAGTAGAAATAGCATAACGACACATGAGGGGGTATAATGGCTGTTTTATCAGAACAAGATAGGCAAGAGGTTCGGCACTCACTGGGAAAGCACTTTTCCCGCTTAAGGAAAGGTATTCCATTAGACAAGGATGAATGGAAGGAGGTTGTCGATGCAGCAGACCAGTGGATTGAAGACAATGCAGCTTCTTACAACCTGGCCATCCCACTTCCAGCAAGAACTGAACTTGATTCGGCAGATAAGGCATTAATTTTCTTTTTTGTAGCAAACAAACGATACGAGGTGATATAATGGCTTCCGGTGATACATTACTTATTTTTACTCCTTTACATAATGAGCCAACGGCTACCGTTATGGCTGTGCCGGATAGGCGCAATCAACACCCTGTTCTTGATTTTGATGATGCAGAAAACTGGAGTGCGGTATTTTCTGCCATCATGCCGAGAAATTATGATGGTAGTGGCGTAACGGTTTATATTCATTATGCAATGTCAACCGCTGAATCTGGCAATATCGACTGGGATGCAGCTTTTGAAAGGATTGGGGACCAGCAACAGGACATTGATTCAGATGGTTTTGAACCCGTCCAAAGTGTTGACGACATCACTGTTCCTGGAAATTCTGGTGATGTTGATATTGTGAGTATTGCGTTTACAAATGGTGCTCAGATGGATAGTATTGCAGTTGGAGAGGCTTTTCGATTAAAAATAACAAGGGATGCTGTGAGCGATACCGCTTCTGGTGATGCAGAACTTTTAAAGGTTGAAATTAAGGAAACAACTTAAAAATGGCAAGAGAGTATGATGCGACACAAACAAACATATTAAGTCAAACACGCATTATAGATGTTCCTTGTACTTTGGCTTGTTGGTTTTATGCTCTTGCACCTGGTGATCAGACTGTCTTAGGAGTATCTGAATCTGCAGACTATGCAGATCTGATGATTTTAGTTCAGAGAGACACCGATTATGTGTCAGCACTGGTTAGCAATGATGGTGGAGATGTCAATTATGAAATTGCAGATAGTCCACTTTCCATTATTGGTGATATTTGGTATCATATTGCAGCAGTTTTTGCAAATGATTCCTATCGTATTTGCTATTTAGATGGATCTCCTGGTACGGCAAATACAAACACTCTGGGTCTTACAAGTGGTATTGATAACGCAACTATAGGTTGTTTGAGAACGGGGGGTGGATTTTTTACCCTTCTTGAAGGGATTGTGGCTGATGCTGGATTTTGGAATGTGGCATTGTCTGCTGAGGAAATCGCAGCTTTAGCACAAGGATATTCAGCAGAATTTATCAGACCACAAAATTTACAGATATATGCCCCCATAATAAGAGGGACACCCGTTGATAAAATGTCTGGTGTGGCGTTTACAGAAACAGGAACACCAACAGATTTCGTACACGATTATGGCGCTCTTTATCCTGCACCACCGATGGGTATTTCTTATGAATCAGCAATAGCCGGAGGCTGGACCGGCAAAATAAACGGAGTAACAAGCCCAGCAGCGGTAAATAGTGTTCTTGCGGCAAACATACAGTCGATTAATGCTATATGAATATAAAGTTAAATCACAAATTGAGGAGCTGAAGAAATGTCTACCTACACAGTCGGATCGGTAATCGATACCTGCAGAAAACGAATACTGGATGAAGCCAGTATCGATTTTGATGATCCAGAGATGTTGAATCTTTTTAATTTGACCAGCCGCAGGATGGTAACATTGCAGCCACGGGTTTATACCAGGGTGCGAAACCTGAAACTGCAAGCCGGAAACAAACAGGTCTTGTCGGCCACACCGCCTGTTGGGTTAGAGATTGTTGACGTGATCCGCAATATGGGTACGGATGGATTGACCCCAGGCCGTGCTGTTCGTCAGACCGACAGGAGCTATGTCACACGTTATGTGCCTGCATTTTCTACAGATCCGGTTAATTCCGATGCCAGCATCTGGGACTGGTGGCCGCTTCCGGAGTATCCTGAGCAATTTTATGTTCATCCTAAATCTGATGGTACCGGTTATGTAGAAATTGAACAAGCCGAGGCTCCACCGGATATTGTCTATGACGCGCCAGGAGCCTGGAGATCTCTGTCAATTCCTACCAGTGATTATTATTTGGATGGATATATCAATGGGATCTTGTTTCAGGCGTATGATGATGATACTGATATCCCAGGCAACACTCCCAGGTCACAGCTTTATTACCAGCGATTTCTGATGTCTCTGGGCTTACAGCAGCAATCAGGAGGTCAGCCACAATGACAGAATACCTATTTGCCAATAACGCCATTGGCGCACTAAACACAGCTATTGGTACTGGTGACACCTTGCTGGTACTTGAGTCTGGACAGGGAGCTTTATTCCCGTCTCCCGGGGCCGGTGAAGCCTTCAGGATTATTGTCTATGAGGGTGCTGCTGTTTTCGAATGGATGACCTGTACCGGTGTGTCTGGTGATTCACTTACGGTCACACGCAGCCCATCGCCACTATCTTTTAATATTGGTGCGTCCGTTGAACATCGAATGGACGACATAGCCCTTGAAAATTTTTTGCAGAAAGGGGTGGAGCGCACAGTGGTAACTGATCCGGATGGATCTCTGGCAGCACTTTATGCTGGAGAAGAAGTCTACCAGAGCGTTACCGGTGTATGGTGGAAACACACTACCAGCACCGAATGGAAGGAGATGAATATCTGATGGCACTGGTTTTTAATATGGGATCCCAGGCAAGACTGGCTGAAAGCATTAGCGATTCCGACACCAGGATACCACTGACCAGCTATGACACCATGCTGAGCAAGGGTGGGAGTGGTGACAGTTTCTATGCCCAGATGATCAATGCTGCTGGTGATAAAGAAATTGTGTTGGTGGATGTTGGAAACTCCAATGCAGCCCAGGGCCTGTCTGTCACCCGTGGATTAGAGTCGACCGCTGCCCAAAACTGGGGTGGAGGCACAATAATCTGGCAGGTTTTATCAGAGGCATCTGTGGAGTTGATTGTTCAGAAAGCGTTGCCGAGGACAGTGGCTTTTATTCCAGACGGTGTGCTGGTTTCTGATTATATTGGCGAGAAAGTCTACCAAACAGATTTGCATTTGTGGTGGAAAGCGGTTGCTGCCGCTTCAACAGCGTGGAGGTTGATTGCCGGTGAAGTTTTTGTGGCGGATGTAACTTTTTCTCCGCCCCCCGGTGCTTATACCAACGGGGCAGATTTAACCATGTCTTGCGTTACTGCGGGTGTTAGCATTTATTATACCGATGACGGGAGCACTCCGGACGAGACCGATACGCTCTATAGTGGTCCGTTCGAAATGATTAATAGTGCTGTCACAACTTATAAAGCCCGTGCTTTTGGTGGGAATCGCTGGGAGCAGCCAAGCGTAAATGTTGCTTCTGGGGAATATACGCTTACAGAAATTTCTCTTTGGACGTTTAGCGATGGCGGTTTCTATTATGATATGACAGAGCACTCCGGTATACTTTACGGAAGTAACGGTAATAGCTATTTGTATGGCAGGGCTGATCCGACAGGTTCTTGGTCGGATGTCGGCATGAACGGTTTAGGTGCGAATATCGTAAACATGGTGTCTCATGGCAGCAATTTGTTTTCGTCGTTTGGCGGTATTTCAATAGTCTATTATTACGACACCATAACGCCTACATGGGTTTCAGCTGGTGCGCCAGGTGGTGTAGGTCCCCAAATTATTACTCACGGTGGTAACTTATACGCAGTTGTAAGCACTGGTCATCTGTGGCGATGGGATTCCGGGACTACATGGTCGCAAATGACAACTACACCGCTGGGGTTCACCCCTCAAATTTTGGTTTCAGATGGCACTTATATTTTGGCTGGATTTAACGGACCTGGCGGATTTTATCGATGGCAAGTTTCTGGGGACTGGGCGGTAGCTCCAGGCACTCCGATACCAGCCAGTGGAAATTATCGGGCGGTGGAAGCGTTTTCTATTGATGGTGATGTATACTATATGGTCCAAAACAACGGCTACCTTTACAAGCACGATGGTTCGGATTATTCCCAGGTTACTACAAACCAACCATTGGGGGCGGTTGATGCGGCTGATTTAGTCGAACGTAGCGGCCATCTATTCTATGCGTCTAATGACTCTGCGGACTTAACCATGTATCGATGGCCTGGTTCTGGCAATCAGTGGATAGCGGCATCTGATGATATTTCTGGTAATTTTCGGTATCATTTAAATTTTGAAGAATTTGATGGCTATATAATCTCTACTGTGAATAATGCAGGAACTTATTATTGGCCTCTGGTATAAATATATTATGTTTGTGGGAATTATTATGATGCGCTCAATCGTAAGGCGACAAAAGACTTTTATAACAACTGTGGAGACGGTTCGGGAGGGGGTCTTTGCAATGCCTGCGATTGGGCGTATCTCCAACAAAGGATAGACCATGAAAATAGACATCCCTTTATTCAGCGGTATCAGACCGGTCAGGGCCAGGCAGCTACTTGAAGCTAATGAAGCCCAGGTAGCCAGCAATGTCAAACTGGTTTCGGGAGAGATACGTCCATGGGATAACGAGTTTAAAAATGCTGATGCCGAGCTGGGTGTTTTGGTCAGAACGATTTATCTGTATCGATCTCAATTTTGGCTGGAATGGTCGGCTGATGTGGATGTAGCGTTGGGTCCAGTGTCCGGAGATACCGATTTTAAGTTTTATTATACCGGCGACGGGATTCCTAAAAAATCGAATGAAACTGAAGCCACAACTGGTTCCGGTGCTCTGCCGATCAACTTTTATTCTATGGCCAGTCCGCAACCATGGAGGCAACCGTCACTCAACAATGCGGGTGGGGGTAGTGGAGATGCCAGAGACCTGGTTTATACATGGACCGTAATTACATCCTGGGGTGAAGAATCGGCTCCTGCACCTGTATCGGATGTTGAAGTGGGCGCTTTGCCTGGAGATCAGATCGATATTACCAATATGGACATGACCTGGCTCAGCGGACAGGGCTATGAGACGACTGAGTTTGTAATACCCAGCACTCCTAATGGATATGTTTACAAGTGCGTCCAGGCTGGCACTACAGGTGGCCCAGAGCCTACTTGGGGAACTGTCGTAGATGGAGATACGACCGACAATACGGTGATCTGGAGAGCCTATGAAGACACAATGGTTTCCAAGTTCATCTACCGGCTTAACCAGGGCGATACGGTAGCCCAGTATCAATATGTAGATCAAGTTGCAGCTGTAACAACGATCTATTCTGATTCTAAACTGGATACCGAACTGGGTGAAGTTTTGCAGACCGGCCTGACAGCCCCGCGATGGGTACCGCCACCGGATGATCTTCTTGGCCTTGTTGCTATGCCCAATGGGATAATGGTTGGGTTCAGGGGGAAGGATCTTTATTTTTCTGAACCATATCAGCCACACGCTTATCCGGAGGAATATATACTTACTCTGGAATTTTCGATTGTGGCTCTGGGCGTGATGGAAAACAACCTGGTGGTTGCCACAGATCAAAACCCATATATTATTACTGGTACTCACCCGTCATCAATGACACCTAACAAGATGCCTGAATCTCAGCCGTGCATATCCAAAAGGTCTCTTGCTGAATATGAGCTTGGCGTCCTTTACGCTACCAGCGATGGCCTTGTTTTGGTTTCAGAGGGCCGATCTATTAATGCTACCGCAGGATTTTTTACCAAAAAGGAGTGGGAAGGTTACGAGCCGGACACTTTTGAAGGGGCCTATCAGGATGGTCGTTATTATGGTTTTTACGATCAGGGAGATTTTGAAGGCAACGTTCTGGTTATTGATTTTGACCAGAAGAAAATCACCACGCTGCTTCTGGGGAGTGCGCTAAACACAAATTATGCACCGGCTGTGTATGTAGATCCGCGCACCGATACGCTTTACTATGTGAAGCAGACTGCCGAAGTTCTATTACAGATCGATGGGGCCAGTTATCCCAATCGGGCCGACCAGATTGTGCAGATCGGATCCGGAGACAATATATTTTTAATCGCAGACTTATAGGAGATTGACATGGCTGACTTAGATATTACCCAAATGACCCAGCTGCTGGTAGCTCCAGCGGCAGACGATGTTCTTTACCTTGGAGATGTTTCTGAGGTAGTGCTTGAGGACCAGAATAAACATATCGAGGTAGAGAACCTGTTTCAATACCTTGATAGTGGCTATCAGGGCGACATCGTTCTAAATACTGCTGCCACACTTGATCTTTCTGTGGGTACCGTTCATCTTAATGAAGCTGTTGACCTGACAGCAACGGCTACTCAGCTCAATGCGATTGCTGCCCTTTCCGGTGGTGATTTTACCAATTTTGGACATACCCACGCTGATGCTGCTAATGGTGGACAACTAACAAGCCCATTGCTTAACGAGGCTGTGGCTTTGGTGGCTACGGCGACTGAGCTTAATCAGCTGGACGATGTGTCTGTTGGTGGCAACACTTCCGGAGACATTTTAACTACGGATGATAGCCAGACACTGACCAATAAAACGCTGACAACACCCACGATTGGTGATTTCACCAGCGCCGGTCACGACCATTCCAACGCAGCTGGTGGCGGGACGCTTACTCTGTCGGTAACGATTCCTGTTTTTGATGCAGCGGTACCCGTTACCACTGGGGAAAAGGGTATTATTGTCATTCCGCCACACCTGAATGGGTTGGAATTGACCAATGTGGTTTGCGGTGTTTGGGATAAAGGGATAACTCTTTCTACGGATGTGGGTGTTTACCGAAGCCGTGGTGGCTCAGAGGTCGCTATGTTGTCCACGGAAGTTACTATTGGTGACGAGTGGTATGCACAAGATGGCGTTATTAATACTTCGAATGATGATGTAGAAACCGGCGATATAATAAATGTCAACATTAGCGGTATTCATTCAGGTACGGCACCGAATGGATTAACCGTGACTCTGGAGTTTAGTTAATGGCCTACATAACAGAAATATATGAGTGGGAGGGTGACGAAACGCAGCCCTTCGGAACTTTCAACTGGAAAACGAAGTTGTATAATATGATCGATCGGATGCGCTTTGGTTATGGCCGTATCTATTTTGATGAAGGCGACTTCGATGCCTACAATGCAGCTTTGGATGCCTATAATCTTTTGGTTAATCAGAACCTTGGGTATTTGTCGGGTGGATATGTAATGTATGTGAACGAACCGCATCAGGGCTGGCCGGTAGGCGGGTTGCCACTGGCTGGGTCTGTGATCCGAGATTCTGGAGCGTTGCCAACCTATGTAGGGGCAAAGGTGTTGTCTCTTAAGATATATGTTGACGAAACTCTGATATCAACTACGCAAATATTTAATCAATTCCCCTTTAGATTGGATGCACAGCTTAGATCCAACAGGTGGGAGTTTGAGCTGGAGGGTAACGTGGAGAATGTTAAGCGCATAGAGTTTGCGCCATCAATAAAGGAGCTTACGCAATTACAGCAGGGAGGTAGATAAATGGGAGCCTATACAAACGCAATCGGGACTGGAGGTGCCTATACTACCAGGCCAGGATCTGGAATGTACAGTACGATGGATCAGTATATGGCAGCAAGGGGGAAGGCTGCCAACCAGGACAGGGCGCACGAAATCAATATGCGTGAAATGCAGTACCTGGCAGCACAGCAAGCCCTGGGCATAGGTGCCAACACTGGTAGCGGTGGCGACATGGGAATGAACCAGTGGTTGGAACAGTGGAACCAGACGCTTCAAGAGTCCAAGGGTGTTTACAACAAGGCCCTACAGTCTTTTGAGGGCACCTATGAGTGGATGACGGACGCCAAAGAGTCCGCCGATCGTTTGGGTGGTCTGGCGGGAGAAATGGAGGATGAATACCGAAGTTTTCGTGAAGATTTTGCTGGCACAGAACAGGACTTCCGTCTTGCAGCCCAGGAAGAATTGTCAGCCAGAGGGGTGGCCAGAGATCAGCTGATGGATATGACACAGGCTGATTATGAAGGCGTTTCCGGTCGAGCCATGGCAGATGTTAGTGCCCAGGGCAATATTGCCAGGCAATCAGAGGCCAGGCGGCTCCAAAGGTTGGGTATGGATCCAACTACCACGCAGGGACGGGCAACCATGCAGCGGATTTCCGGACAGGAAGCTACCGGAAAAGCAATGGCGGCTACCCAGGCCAGGCGTGGGGAGAAAGAGCGTGTGACCGGAGTAACAGCTATGGCCATGCAACTTCTGGATCCGACAAGGATGGCAGAAACTGCCATGGGTATCCGTGGGGCTGGTTCCCAAATGATGGGTATGGCTGCACAGCTTAGGGGTCAGGAAACCCAGGCACTGTCCGGCCTTGCCAGTCAACAGGCAGGCATTGCCCGTGGTCAGGCAGATATTGCTGGCAGCATGGCTACAAATATCGCTGGTCAGTACGGTGATATTGGAGGATTACAGATGGGCTTACAGTATGGCGCACAGCAAAATGCTCAAAATGTTTTGGGGAACATATCTTCTCTTGGGCAACCGGCATCTTCCCCTTTTCGACTGGGGGTTTAGTGTTTGGCCCGTCGCAAGAGGCTAAACCCCAAACTGAATTGTCAGGGCTTACAGCTGTGAACGATATGGATCCATCAATAATGCAAAGTATTGAACAGCCTATAGCAAAACCACCGCAGCAAGCGTCAGAAGCTGGGCTAATCCAGAAAATTCCTGGTGGTGGACAAAATATTGGACGGCCAGTGCTTTATTAATAGGGGGTAAATCATGGGAATATCAGATGCTTTTCTAAGGGGTCAGCAAGTAGCGACCCAGGCTCAAAATCAAAAGCTGGGCTTATTAAACGCTCTTATCAGGCGACCGATGACAAGGGGGCCTGCTATTCGGATGGGTGGAGGTGGTGGTGGCTCTGCAATGGAAAGTTTTGAAGACCAAGAGGCCCGTCAGGCAGCGGAAGCCAGAAAGGCCAGCAAAGAGAGAAGGACGGAGGAGGCTCATAATCGAGACATGGAGCGCGGCGAGTTGGAATCCGATATTTTAGGCCAGGCTTTATCCGAAAGAGAAACAACGGCTGCCTACAAGGCTGAAGATCGGGCTAAAGCTGCGGCTGAAGATGTTGTTCCCAGCCGAATCCGCAACAAGGCTGCGGAAGATGCGGAAGCATACCAAGAACAGATGCGCCACTATCGGGCTTATTCTGATGCGATTTACCGTGGAGATGCTACGGCTGCGGATCGTCATTTCAAGGGGATCTATCCAGGTATGGGTGAAACCAGCAGGACGAGTGTTACGCGACAAAAGCAGCCGATGAAAGATGAACAGGGTAATCCTATATTAGACGAGCAGGGCAATCCGGTCTTGGGAGAAATGAAACAACAGTATGATGCTGAAGGCAATCCAATCTCCGAAGAACAGCAACAGGCCAAACAGATGGGCTATCCTAAACATCGGACTGATGGTGGTGTGGTTTCTGTTCAGTTTGGAGACAGTGCGCCGGTGCCAGTAGGATCTTCTCGATTACGCCAGATACTTATGTCGGTTAACCAAAAAATGATGCAGCCTGTTGGTGGTGGCGCTGGCGGAACTGCGACCGGAGAAAAGATATCAACTAAAGATCAGTCTGTGATTATGAAAAACAATATTTCAGCAGGAAAATCAGCCATGGAAGCTGCTCTAAAATATGCCGAAGGGATCCCAGTTGAGCTTGCAGAGGGCGAAGAACATGATTCGATAAACCCGAAGCCCAAATCTGCTCAACAACACCAGAGAGATTTTCTTAAGGGTATGGGAGTTTTACAAAAAATGGTCGGTGGTGTCGGAGGGTCGAAAAAACTTGCAAATCAGTATGGGTTAACAGGTAAAAACTTCTTAACTCCACAGGCAGCCCAGGTCGCTGCTGGCAGGGTCAGGGAAATGTTTAATGACCAAGCTGGGAAGAAACCTGATCTCCGGATGATAATGCAGAGTGGTTTAAAGGAATATGGCCCCGCTTTTGCCTACCATATGGCCAAAGAATTTAAGGCAGAACTGACTCCTGTAGAGTTGGAATATAATGGCGACGGAAGCCCAAAGATAACTCCGGATCTTGGCAAGGGTTCAGAAAATGTTGTCACTTACTACCATAAGGATATCGGAAAAGGCGGAACTGGCTTTGCTATAGACAAGGATATGAAGCAGCTTAGAATATACAATAGAACGAAAGACTCCTGGGCGTCAGCAGACAAATCGGAAACAAAGGCTTATTTTAACATTCTTCAAACTATGGCAAGGGATGGCGACGAAAAAGCACAAGAAATTATACAGTTGCTTGAAGCTGAACGTATGACACCGTTTAGTCTTGCAGATCTCCTTAAGCCGATTGGCAAAGAGGTTCTAAGAGCTGGGTCGGCCATAGCCGATGCGCTTAAAGAGGAACCTGGTAAAATGAAACGTTGGGCAGATGGTGGCCGACCGCAGGGGCTTCAGCCGAAACAAGATATATCAAACCTGGGGCCTCAAGCCAAACCAACAGGCCAGTCTCACCTTGGGTTACAAATGTAGTAAAAACATCTAAATATGTAACGGGACAATAGCATGGGAATTAATGAAGATATTTTAGAATACGCCGGTAGGGGGCTTTATGAAGACGACCCGATGTTTTCGCGCTTGTCGTCTGGAGAGGTCCCGCGACCAGTAGAGGATTTTTACAAGAGCTTTGATTCTTTTGATGAAGACCGGCCTGAAAAACATCCCCCCGTTGAGCTGGACCCGTTAAAGCTCTTAAATGTTGGTCCATGGACGCAAGAGCAATATGGACGGCTGGGAGAAAAACTTAAGGCTGGGACCCAAGAAGTTGGTCAAACGTCGGCTATTGCAGCGCTATCTACATCCGAATGGCTTAATCGGATGAAGAAAAAGTACGTTCCTTACTATGAGGAAAGTACAGCGGTTAAAGCCTTGGCAGACACGATCTCTAATTTTGGCCCTGGCATTATGGCCATGGATGAAAATCAAGAGCTGGCCTTGTCCATGCTGGCTGAGTCCGAATTTCTTAAAGCAGATCCCAGGGGGCTTGAGAACCACAACTGGTTTGAAGGCGTGGTATCAGTAGGTCCTCAGATTGGATCTATGATATTGGCATCTGTAGCCGGTGGGCCGTGGGCTGGTTTTGGAATGATGGGCATGCAGATCCTGGGTGGAACGTATGACAATTTGATCCAGGAAGGCACACCACCGGATGAAGCGTATTATTGGTCTTTAGGTAATGCTATTATCCAGGGTGCCCTTGAGATGGCACCGTTTCATTTGGCTATGAAAATGTTTAAGCCAAGGATGCCGTTGCTTCAGAAGATGAAAGCTCTTGGAGGGATAGTGTCCACAGAGTTTTTTACAGAATGGGCACAGGCTTACCCTGATTCTTTTATAAATATCTTTGCTACCAATCCGGATAAAGAATTATTCCAACGAGCTGAACTGTTTTGGGACGAGATAGGGGAAACTACCAAACAGGGCATGTACGAAGGTACCCTGACAGCTCCATGGGCATTGCTTTTCGCTCCATTCGGTGCGGTTGCTTCCAGAAAAAAAAGGAAAGAGGACGAAAATTACCATCAACTTCGGATGGAAGAAGAAAGGCGCGGCAAAGGTCCGGCTGTAGACGCAGCGGATGAAGGTGATTTTGTGCCTTACTCTGACGAAGATATTATCTCCAGGCGTGCGCCGAACAGAAAGGCGTCCTCTGTCACCCAGGCCCACCTGGATATGATGACTCCAGAACAACAGCAAGCCTTTAGAAATTTCAGTTTCCATCAGCGGTTTGTTGAACTTGCCGAAAATATACCAGGCAATCCTGTTGAAATTGAGAACCGGAAAGAACGAGCTCTGGAAGCTGCTGACGAATTTGCACGGACGCTTCGCATAGTGGGTGACGATGTTTTTACGCGCCAGCCCAATTTGGATAACATCCAGAAAGAACGTATACTCCAGGATCTGGGCTTGGTCCAAACTCAGGATCAAAATGAAGGAGCAATGGAGCAGATTGGTATCATCAGGGGCAATGGCATCCCAGACCGTCCGGCTTTTGGTGGCCCAGAGCCTATCGGTTTAACACAGGAAGAATATAACCGGCGCGTCAATTTACTGGGCACGCTGTCTGATTCCTATTTTGTTGACCGTAGTCAGATCCCACCGGATCTACGGGCTGCTTACGACATGATGGTCGAACAAGTTGGAGTTTCCGAGCCGAAGGGTGTAACCTTTATAGATGAAGCTGGAAACCCAAACCTTGCAGAAGGTATGGCCCATGGATATGGATCCAGTTATCCTGGGTGGTTTAAAGAACCGTTTACTATCAGGTATCGAGACTCACGAATTAAAAAAGATAAGGCCGGTAAGACGGTCATGGAATCGGACAAGAAGGTTCCCGTGCGTGAGATCCAGGAAAAGAAAGAAGAATTTAAGTATGGTCTTAATCGAAAAGACTTCTTTGATCTGATCGAAAAGCTGGATACCGGCAAGCTACTGACAGCACGCCAGTCAGCTATATCTGATCACATTATGGGAATTGCCCAGGCTATGAAAGCATCTGACCCTGAGCTATTTCTGGGCGGTGAGATTGCACAACTTGAATCAGACGGTTATGAGATCATTGGCACCTCCATTAATGTGGATTCCTTAGAGCTGGGCGATCAAGCGGTGATTGAGGGTGATGGCTACAGCTGGGATCAATATACCGTGGTGTCTGAAGATGACGGAGCTGGCAACATGGTTCTGGACTCACTGACCGACCGGATCCAGATCCCACCGTCAGACGAAATTGATGTTATAGGTGTTAAGCGTAACGATTATTGGAAAACCATGTATGATATCGGTGGTGCTCAGGGGATCTCCGACGCACCCAGGACGCTACCAGGTATTGAAGATATTGAACCATTACATCAGCTTACGAATGTTTATTCCATTGCACAAATGGAGGAAGATTTTGCACAAAATCTACCGGACTTGGCAGAATTCTTTGAGAATCCGGAAGGGATTAGAGAGCCTGATGTGGGTGATCGTCGTCAGACTGAAACACCGGTTGAAGATGACAAGCGTAGTGGCATAGAGCGCCGTGAAAACTGGCAAATGACATCCGATATTGATAAAATGACACCGGCTGAGAGAACCGAAGCTCTGGAGTTTACAAGAAAGTTTGCCGTTGAGGATGTTCTTACCGGCTTATTAAACAGAAATGCTCTGGAGCTACACAAGGAAGAATTTGGTGCGGATGTTCCTTTCGTGTCTATCGATGTGGACGGACTCAAATACTATAACGATATGACCAAAGAAGGTACGCTGCCGACCGGCGAAAGGGTTATTGGCGGACACGCTATGGGCGACCAGGCTTTGGCGCTGATGGGTCAAGCCATGACTGAAGCAGCCGAAACCACCGGAATTATCAACAGGATCAAACTGTATCGTATGGGTGGTGACGAATATGGAGTCAGTGGGATCGACAGGGATTCTGTCAGCAGGGACGAACTTGAAACTTTACGACTTGCCATTAAAGATTCGGCATCTCAAATAGTTCTCGACTTTTTAGGAAAAGACGATAACATACATTATCAGCTTAACGGACTGGCCTTTACGTCAGCCACGGGAGGTACAATATCTAATGCGATATCAGCTGCCGAAAAAATCAAAGATGGACTCCCAGCGGAATACGCAACCATCACTGAGGAAGGTAAAGAGAAACCCACCAGAGCAAGGATCCCTGGGACAAGAGTTGAAGTCAATTATCTCCCAGTCGGGTGGAGCCAAAAAAGCGAGGGCCTTCTGGCTTCCCAAACCAGGGCGAATGAAAAAGTGGGAAGGGACCTTGGCCAAGGCAAACTTATAGATGAACAGATTGTTGGAGTTGAGTTTACCGGTCACAACGCCCAGTGGACACCTGAAGATACCGTTGAAGATGCCATTGCCTGGACCACGGGTCACGTCAGTCGCCTGGCCAAAAGCCCAGCCCTACCTGAAGCAAACGCCTGGAATTTCATTTTAGAAGAATTGGCCTACGAGGCCGAAGATATCGGTATGCCACCCAGCACGCTGGCTTTTGCCGTTAGTTCTGGTGCGCTCCAGCAAGCCCAGGAGTACCTGACCAATGAGCAATTGGGGGTGGTGCAAATGGCTGAGGCTGGAGCTGCACCAGTACCTGCAATCGCAACTCCGATGGTTGCTATACCGGCGACCATTGAGGTTGCACCGGAAGAAGTAACCGAAATGATTGACGACCTGGAGCTGGTGGATGGGAACCTTAAAGATAAGGCCAAAAACAAACTCAGCCAAATTTACAGCCAGCTTGGAAACTTTGGCAAAAAACCCAGCGGGCCACCCTGGGCAAGAAACCTCAAATCTTTGGGCGCTCAGATCACAGGGTCTATGACTCGTCTTAACAACCTGACAAAACGATTGACATGGAAAGGCCGTGCGTCAACACCAGAACAGGTAGCTGTCCAGAAGAAACGTGTTGACGGTTTGCTGTCTACCGACATTTCCACACCGGAATATACCACCCTGACTGATCGTCAGGCTGACGCACAGGCAAAAATTTGGATTAGGGATTCTGTTGATAAAATAAAGAAGTCAACCGTTATTGAAATGCCCCTCATGCAGCCTCAGTTGCCAGCACCACCGCCCAAACTTGTTGCCCCAGAGGTTGTCCTGGCTGAGACCCTTCCGTCCCCAGAAGAAGCTCCTACGGTTAAATCGCGCAAGGCCAAATTCATTCGTGAGAATATGGATTTCATGCCCATGAGTGAGACAGCTACGGTACGATACATAGATCCGGAGACTGGGGAGCTGACTGAAACAGAGGAGCCAGCACGCGAGGCTTTCTCTGATATGGAAGAAAATGTAAACGAATTTTACCAGCTAATGGAGTGTCTGAAGACATGAAAGTCTTTTTAAAAGATAATGGGAAAAATTCCAGTAAGGTTGCCAAGAAATCCAAAAAGATTTCTGCGGTTACATCGGACCGGTTGATTTTGACGGTACGGGATGCTATAAGCCAGATGTCCACGAACAACGCAAAGGCTGTGGAGCTCCTGGATAATGTTGTGTTACATCTGTCCCGTGACCTTCCGACGCCGGTTATCAAGATGGATGCACCCGTGATTACCATACCACCATATCCAGAAATGGATCCGCCAAGGCGGTGGAGAGTGAGGGTTACACAGCGTGACAATAAGGGTTTTATCCAGGAAGTAGACCTTGAGAGGATTAAATAATGTTAGAAACAATTATAAAAACAGCGTCTATTTGGGTCCCAATGTTTTTAATAACTGGAGCTTTTGTTATAGCTATAATTGTAACTGTAAGATATAAAATACCAGCGCTGGCTGGAAGGGTAGACAAGGTTGAGATGATTGCTCACACACAACAGGTTACGGCAATAGATATGGCTAACACCGTTAAAAAGCACGAAATATACAGTGCGGACGGTTCGGCCCGTTATCAACATGCGGGTGACTGCATAAGGTTCCAGGGAACTTACTGTAAAAAGATTGACGAGGTAAAGGTAGAGGTTGGTGGAATAAAGGATCAGCTAAAAGAAATGGCCGATGCCAGAGTGCAGGAATCAAAGGATTTAGTCATAACGATGGAGAGGGTTAAGGGCATGATACGAAAGGACCGAACAGAGGAATTGAAAATGCTTGCAGAAATGATCGTAAAACAAACCAGGAAAGGCTAATAATAAAATGGAGTGCGGTGGGTGCACATTGTGTTGTTTACATTTGAATATACCTGATACTAACAGCAAAGAAGGCGAGTTATGTAAACATTGTGACGAGAAGGTTGGATGTAAAATTTATGATAATCGACCTGAATGTTGCAAAGCCTTTGAGTGTTGTTGGAAACAGATGGGTGAAGCACATATTGATTTAAGACCAGATAAATGTGATGTTTTGTTTGAGAAATGGACAGACAATGTAATTGTGGGATCGTTAGAAAATCTACCATCTGATTTGGTATTACGACAAGTTTCGTACTTTCAAGCGGAGGGTATATCGGTTGTATTGGTTAATCAAAATCAAAAGTCGAGAACGTTTTATTTGGCAGATAAACACACTATCGAGTATGTTGAGGGAGAGATAATAAACAGATGGCCGTCCCAAATTATACAGAAGATTTAACAGACATAGCTACTGGTGATGAAGCGTCAGGGTGGGTGAACTTTTCTACCAACACACAAGGTACGCCATCATATACTGATGCTGATTATCCCTATATTCAAGGGTCATATGCTGTAACTCAAACATGCAGCAAAAGTAAGACACTTGGAAATTTAGGATATGATTATGGCTCCACTATTTCGTTGCCGACAGATGGTGCGTTTCTTGTTTGGCAAGCATTTTCATCTCCATTTGCAATAGATGATTATGCAGGGTCAATCTCAGGTACAGCAGGACTTGCGGTTCTTATTGGTAATGACGTAAACAACTTTGATGTGTGGTATGTTGGTGGCAACGATAAAACACCGATGCCCTATGGGGGTTGGCAGTGTCATGCTGTAAATACCACAGTCACAAGAGACGCAGCTGGGGCTGGAACTAAAACAATAGATCGATATGCTGGTGCTCAGGTAGCTCTAACTGCGTATCCTTCTAAAGGTGAAGTACATCAAGTTGATGTCATGCGATTTGGTAGGTGCTCTGCTATTTTTGAAGATGGAGAAGCTGCCAATTATGCAACTATTGCTGGATTTGCAGTACAGAATGATAATCAAAGTAATAGGTGGGGATTAATACAAGAAGCTGCTGGTGGTTATCTGTGGCAGGGGCGCATACATCTTGGCACAGCTGGTACCGCTGTTGATTTTAGAGATTCAGATGTAACTATTTTTATTAAGTGGTGTCCAAAAGTAACATCAAATTTTAATACTATTGAAATTGAAAATGCCGGCTCTAATATTGAAATGACCAATTTTCAATTTATCCAACTGGACACGACAACAGTTTCAAGGGGAAGATGGATAACAACAAACGATGCAACCGTAATTTTAACGAACTGCTCGTTTCAGGATATGGGCACTTTTGATTTTGATTCTAATACCATAGCACTATCTTGCACCTGGCTGCGTTGTGATCAGATTGACCCGCAACAGGCGGATTTGTCTTTCAGCAATGTTCTTGAATCTTCTGCTACGGGTGGGGGTGCAGATGGTGGGGCAGCTTTACTGTGGGATGTGGCAGCAGACCCCAACACATACTTAAACGATATGGTCTTTTCAAAGGGTGCTGGTTCCCATCATGCAATTGAGTTTGGAACATCTGCGCCTCAAACAATAAATCTCACGAACATGACATTTGAAGGTTTTAGTGCGTCAGACCAACAAGCTACTTCAGTTCTTTATTTTCAAGATACCGGAGGTGATGTAACGTGGACAGTATCGCATAGTGGGACAAGCGGGACGGTCAGCTATTACAAAGAACGACTTGGCGATACTGTAAATATTTCAAGCTCTGTGCCCGTAAGCGTAACGGTGCTTAATGCTGCCACAAAGCTGCCTATTGGCACGACATGCAGGGTGCGCGTGATGTTAGAATCAGACAAAAGCGAAATATTAGAAGCAGCCTGTAACGCAGGTGGTGTAGCGTCAACGGGATATACAGGCTCAACGCCTGTTGATATAGTTGGGTGGGCGAGAGAATTTAATATATCGGCTCCCGATTTTGTGCAACAAGATTTTACAGGTATAATAACGGCAGACGGATTTGCTACAACAATAAGTTTAGAACCTATTTAAAAGGAGATTGAAATGGCTATTTATGATACTGACGCTGACAGTGCAACAGCGATTGCAGCTTGGCTTGCACAATACAAAGTAGCGGCTTCCGGTGCTATTACTTTTGTGACAGGTACTCACACTTTTCACGTTAAGTGGATTAACCGAGCGCTCCAAAAATTGGCGTGGGATTTTATAATTTCTGGTGATGATGAAATCAACTTGTCTTTTCCTAACCCGTCAAAGGAAGAAGCGCTGGGCAAGATTGTCACGTTGAACGATCACACGACTGATTATGCTGTTAATTATACTGTGACCGATACGGTAATGGAGCAACACTTTGGTGGCTCAGTATCGCAGAATGGCGGTGCTGATATTTACTATGGTTTGATTGTGTTGGGTGTGACCTCCACGCCTTTGCCGGTGAAGATCATTCAGGACGAAGTTGAGCTAACGTCGCACTGGGGCAATGGCAAGAACCAGACGGATGGCAATACGTTGTTGCGTGTCATGGTTAAGGGCCGTGATACAGGTGCTGATATTGATGGTCTGCGGATTGTCGTTAAGGCAAGCACATGGTTTGAAACCTATGCGATTTGGGAAACCACTCTGGCCCTTGGTGAGTCGGTAGCATCTATCACAACCGCTGATGATCCGCAGAATACTGTTGCGCTTGTCACGGTGCAAGCCTATACCATGGATGTTACCAGTAACACGATTCTTGGTTACAAGTCCTTGGATCTTGACGGTAACGGCAGCAAGCCATATCTTGGCGAATGGTCGTACTCTCCCGAAACGACGAAGAAAGAGCTTTACGAGAGAGTTAAGTCTTTACTTGTCGATGGGTCTGCTGAAACTCTTTATGGTATTGACGGAAATTTGTGGACTGGTCGCCTGTTTGATTGTCCGATTACTTCGGGTACGGGTACTCATGTGCAGAATGAAACGTGCGATTGGGTTACAGGTAGCGGCAATCTGATTGGTGTCGATAACTTCGACGGCACATCAATGACGCGCTATATCTTGCATCTGGGCACTGGCATACCACCTGTCGCAACCGATGTTATTACAGGCAACGGTACAGGTACAGCCACAGTTACCGGCACAGTGGACAAGCTGACAACCAACCCACATCACCTTGCTCAGTTTACTGGTGCCTGGATTGGTGCTTTCGGTATCGGTTTTGATTCAGGTGAAATCGGATCAGCCGATTCATTTATCGATTTGGATGGTAATATTATTTCACCGCCAAACTTTGTCAGCGTTTCTGGTTCAATTTTAGCTCTTGACTCTGGCGACGATCTGCATGTGTTCCTTGCCCCGAAGGACTCAGGGCTTGAAGCTCCTGACTACACGGTATATACCTGTGTCGGCGAGATCGTTACTTCGACGGAGATTGAGGTCAATGAAGCAATTGCAGCAGATACTCCACAGACCGGTTGGTTTGGTGTGCTGAAAGATGGTACTTCGACCTATAAGTTTTATGAGTATGATTCATGGGCTACAAGTACTTTCCAGTTGGTAGGAACTGTGCAGGACGATCCAATTGTCGCAAGCGATCCAGGTTTCCATGCCATTATGTATGACTCAATGGTAGGTGGTGGCACAACCAAGACGTTCAGCAACACATTGATCTATGACGACACACCCATTCCTGTGCGTGGTTGGGTCAGGCATGGTGATTCTTCCGGTATCGATAAGATCATTCCAATATCTGGGACGATCGGTTCGGCTGGATTTAGTTTCTCAGGGACGATGGAAGCCGAGGTTTAAACATGTCCTACTCAGTTGATTGGGTAGCTAAAATATTCACCATTCCCCAGGGTGATCTTTCCTTTTTGAGTGGTAATAACTATTCGCTTAGCCTGGTAGATGTCCACGAAGAACTTAGACGTTTGGAGTGGGCATTTGCTGATGGACTATGGGCTCCACGGATAGCTAACTGGTATGAAACTGTAACGTTGTCGGGTATACCTAAAACGCCGTCTGTGGAAATCACAAATGGATATACGTTTGATTTTACTGGCAGCAATTACAATGTGATCCTAACGGACTACGACAATAATTTGGTCGATGTTTACATACCGTCAAACGGGATTAGCATCTTGGGAAATAACTCTGTGGGTAGGCAAACTATTGTTAGCGGATCTGGAGTAACCGAACAGGATAAAGCAGATATTGTCGATGGTGTCTGGGATGAACAAGGAGCAGATCATAAGGAAGACGGTTCATACGGTGCAGAGTTGGCAACTAAAGCCGACATTGCTGCAGCATCATCTACTGACAGCGATGCTGCTGGTGCCGGTTCGGTAATTTATGGAACACAAGACTCTGGGACATATCTTTCAACCAACGTTAAGGATAATACTTATTGGGAAATTGAAGAAGATGCTGCTGATGGTTTAACGGCTGAGCTGGTATTTAATGTTCCGGATGACAACAGGGCGGGGGTTTTTCGTGTCTTTGGAAGGTATGAGGGAACGCCAGGCTTAACGCATTATATTGAATTGTGGGTGTATAACTATGAAGCGTCTGCGTGGGAGAAAGCAATAGAGGAATTTTTGCCAGGAGGCATCACTTCTGATTCTGAATATGAGCAAGAATACTATGAAAGAAATATTGATAGAACAAATAGTAACGAGGTAAAAGTCAGGCTAATTCACAACGTAACAACATATAATGCAGCCCACCACATGTTTCTGGACTTCGCTGAAGTCACAAGCATAGATGTAACAACCGCTGAAGATATAGCGGACGCAGTTTGGTTGCATAACGATGGTATTTTTGTAAATGATATGACTGGTGGAAGGTGGAAGCGCGATGGCACACAGATGATTTTTTATAAAGAAGATAATGTAACTGAAATAGCACGTTTCGATCTTAAGAAATTTGACGGAAGCCCAGCCACAGAAGCTGACACTGAGGTTGCAGAAAGAACCCGTGTATAAACGAAATGAGTATAATCACAAAAGGATATGGGAAGAAAGCGGGACTGATCGCCACCTTGGGGTTTGGGACGATTATTACGATTGTTGTTACCGGTCCGTCATCGGCTGCCAGACAAAAATATCGGATTGTTTATGAAGACATGGACTTGGAAGTAGCGATTAGGGATGATAAAGATTTCTTAGAATTATTAATCATTATGGCTGAAGCAGGAATATTTGACTAATGGCGACACTTGCATATTGTCTTAAAAAAATGGGCAAACGCTTTGATTCTGGAACGGCAAAGCGTTTGAGAGATCTGACTTCTGACTATAGAGATATGGATATGGCCAAAGGCGAGGCTGAAATCCAGGCAGTCCAGGACGTGTTGGACATGTTGGACAAGGAATATGACAGTGTTATAGATCAGTTGCACACCCAGATGAAAGGTCAGATCCTAAAGATCGATACCACACCTGGCCGGTGGTTTAACTTTGAATTTGTCCGGAACAATTTACCCAAGCTAAAAGCCAGGATCACCGAGCTACAGAAAATGTTTTGGGACTCTAAAGCCTTTGCCAAGAGCGATGTTTACGATGGTTCCTATCCCATTCCGGTCGATGGTGGCATTATTGCAGCGCGTCGGACCAAAAAGTATACCAAGGATCCAGAGTATAAAAGCAAGGTAGAGAGTGCGATCAAAGGAATCCAGGAAAACCTAATCGGGGCCAACCATACCCGCATGGTTCTGATGGGCAATCCGGATCCAGCTGGTCAGTTTGGTGTCCGGTATAGTGTTGAGAAGGTGTCTGCCGGTTATGGTGTTAATGTAGCCAGAGCCTGGAATAATGAGGCTAAAAGCAAGTACCCTTACACATCCTATTTGGGAAATGTCAGTGTGCGTGAAGGTCTACAGAACTCAATGGATGCTGTGCTGGAAAGTCTGGAAAAGGGTGAGATTAAAAAGGGTGTAATTAATATTAAAACCTATGTAAGCGATGACCATGAGTCTACCGACGAGGAGTATCCGGTGCGGGGTCGAAAGATAGATGATGCCAAACTGGCTGAAACCCCTGGCACCATGAGAACATCCTTTGAGGTTGTGGATAACGGGGTTGGTATGTCGGACACCGATATCAGGGATAAATTTTTGGCTTTACATGGTACCGGCAAGGACACGATTGGACGATTTGGTGGGTTTGGTATTGCTAAGGCTGTTATCCTGGGACCGCACGAATCATCTACATGGTCACTTGAAACAAGAGATAACCGGCACGATGGAGCCAGAGCGCAAGAAGCTGACCAGGTTGGTACACTGCCGGAGCCAAGACAGGGTACGGCTATCCGTGTGGAGGCTGCCAAATATATTATTGACGATGATGCCCAGCGCTATGTGGAGACCACCGTGCTGCCCAAAAATGTCTCCGTTTCTTATAACAACAAAAAGGTCAAAAATCCATTTGCTAATAAAAAATTTAAAGAGTTTAAAGATGTTGTAAACAAGGGCAAAGACGAATCTGATCTGTCGATGAAATATTATGCCAAAGCTCCAAAGGGGTACAACCGCAAGATGATAATTCGCCTGGTGGACAAGCAGACCGGAGCCAAGCTCACCCAGGGTATTAATAATATTTATAACGATGGCTTCCCTGGTGTGCTGATTATCGATGTTACTACCAGCCAAACTCCTGGAGGAAACTATTATCCGTTGACCGATTCACGCATGGAGATGAAGTGGGATGGCAAGCAGCTGGCTGAAAAGATTATTGCTAAATATGCTGTGGATCCACTGTCGGCTGCACGGACTACTGTGGATCACAAGTGGCACAGCCTGGCAAACCGGAGCGAGTGGAAGAACACGGTTAAAAAAACCAAGACGGACAAGGGGTACAACGATCTGGTGAAAACCGTTACCGATATCTGGAACGAAGCACAGAAGCCAATTGAAAAGCTCACCATTGAGGAGCAGTTGCGCCGACCATATCTGAACCAAACCATTCCCTACACACCCATTGAGCAGTTGAACCTAAAGGTTGACGTTGGAGTTAAGGGTTACAAGGGTGGTTCGATGTTCCATGCCAAGCATCTGCTGGCTTTTGAGGCAGTTGCCAGGATGTATGCCGGAGCAGCTGGTGGCAAACTTGAAACATTCTATCCGATGTTGTCTTTGGTGGTGGATGGTGGGGTTGTTGAAGGTGAGTACGCTTCAGGTTCGGGAGAAATGGGTATGAATCCGCTGTCTTTAGACAAAGATGCTGCCAAGTCTCCACTACACTATGCCACATATCTTAAGGGTTTGATCGATCATGAATTTACCCATGCTTTCCAAGGCGCACACGACGAGAAGTTTTCCAGCGCCCGTGAAACGATGCACAAAAAAACTGCCCACCTGTTTCCCCAGACCTTAAAGATTGCAGAGGCTGCCTTGCAGATGCCAGACAAAGAATTAACCCGCGAAAGTGTAGTCGAAAAGGAAAAAATAAAAGAGATCGTGAAAGAGATCATGGTCCCTGTTGAAACGATCCTCACTGAGTATAAGCCATTACCAATGAGGCAGGGCAAATTGTTCGACGCCCAAACATTAATCAACGAACCTACAGGAGATACTCCCAATGACATCAAACTCTATTACCCCAGCCGCGCTAAAGGACTCCCAAGGCAGCTTAGGTTATTCAATCAACGAGTGGTTGGACGCAGCCCTGGACGAGTTGGTCCGACAGAACGTGCGAGAGATGGGGGCAGCGATCAACTCCCCAGTCCACAAGAGATTGTCGAAACTGGCAAAAGAGACGGCTCATTTGACCGTGCAGATTTTACAAGGGCCGAAGCCGCAGTAGCTAAAAAAGCTCGTACAGAAGCACTTCGGACACTCACTAAGGGTATCGAATATGAATACTGGGGTATCCCAAAGGGATCCACGCCAGACAAGGTGCTTTCGGGTGATCTGGATATTGCTACAATGAAGCCGGAACAATTTACAGCCAACGAACTTCGCGGCTTGGCCAGGCTGGTGGGAACGTATGAGACTGGCACCAAAGCCGAGCTGCTTGAACGAGTGGTAAACAATCTGGACGTAATGGACAGCTTGGAGCCGTTTACGCTTACCGATCAACCGGTTCTGGAAATGGATAAAAAATACAACTTGGCAGACCTTCAACTTTTTGCTGGTGTCCTTGGTATTAATCCGATAGGTAAAAAACTGGAAGTAGCTGACAGGGTATGGCGCAAACATTTACAGAACCGCTACCACTCTATTAAAGGTTTTGTGCAGTTTTTTGAAGACATTAAAAAGGAGATTCCAGAAGATGTTAGTGAAATGTGGCTTGAAGCACAGGACTTGTTCCATAAGGCTTGGGGTGATGCACTGACGGTTAAGCTGCCAGAAATTGCAGCGTCCCTTAATCCAAACTTTGAGCGCGGTGTCATCATCCATACCGATGAACTATTCGATGCCCTAAAAGAAATAGAGCCAAAGATAACCAAGCTCCGCTTTGACCGGATGGTTAAGGATAGGTTGCGACAAGACTTTATACTTTATAAAGTCTATAACCATGAAGCCCTGTCGAAGGCTCAACGTGATTCTTTAATCGTGATTGACGGTGTGCATTATGGACAGATCGGCAAGAAGGGTGTCTCCACCGTGAATGTGGCAGACCTGGTGGTTAAGATTGATTCGCCGAGTCTCATTGACGCCATACAGAGCGTCGCTGAGAGGGCACGGAGGCGCGATCTGAGTACACAGCTTGGGGTCTTAGGGGCAGAGTATCCCTCAATCAAAAAAGCCCTGAAAAAAGCCTCTGATAAGCTCAAACTGAGACAAGCACAGGCAGCTGCTGAGGCAGATACCGACACACAACTGTCGCTTCTGGAAGTTGAGGCTGTCCTGTCTTCTGCCGGAGATTTTATAGCTGCTTTCTCCGGTGAGAAAAACAGCATGAGCAAGCTGGCTGACCAGTACCGAGACAGGACAGCTCCGATTAAGAACGAATCGATCATCCGACAGGTGTTCTATGGTGAAACACCGGTGCGGATCTCCGGACCGATTGAACAGTACATGGCTACACGTCAGGCCAAAGAAGCCTACGCCAAGCGTTATATGCGTAACCAGGGTATTACCTTGGACGACATTAAACGTTTATTTAAGGGTACCGACGTAATTAAAAATGCTGACGGATCTGTAGCCGTAACTACGCCCAACGGACAACAGTTAATAATTAGGTCGGTGGATTCGGTGGATGTTGACAATGCCAATTTCTATGTGAACATGGGGCGGGTGCCGGTGAAAGGTGAGACTGCCATAGGGAAATATGCTGAAGGCAAAATTGAGCTGCATAAAGACCTGGCTGACAACTGGGCCTTGACCCATGAGTCGTACCACTGGTTGGAAGATGTGGGCTTTATTACGTCTAAAGAGTCTGATGTCCTGCGAGACCATATCCAGGAACTGCACGCCAACAACAGGTGGGAACCAAAAAACATTAAAGATGTGGGTGGTGCTGAAGATAGAGCTGACTACGTTGCCTGGTCCATTAACAATCGGGCCAAGCAAAAGGGTCTTATCGACCGGATCATCCAGAAGATCAAGGACCTGATTGATGGGTTTGTCGGTATGTTCAAGCTCACTCCCCAGAGTATCGTCAGGGATATTGAGACCGGCAAGGTCTATCAGGGTCCAAAACGAAAATCGTTTGCCAGAAAGTTTTTGGGTCCACAGTATCAGACTACTGCTTATCATGGATCCCCTTCTTTCTTTAAGCGTTTTCGTACCAGGTTCATTGGATCTGGAGAGGGAGCGCAAGCCTTTGGGTGGGGTTTATATTTTTCTGACAAAAAGAGTATAGCTAAAGAATATGCTGATCGGCTGGGTAGTGATTCTTGGGCTAATCTTTCCTGGAAGACACCTACTGGAACAGTTGTGCTTTGGAAAAATGGTCAATCGATCAGTTATGGTCCTGATCAATTTATGTCGGAAATGAGGGGTAAGGCCCGCGATGAAAGACATGCTGACTCCATGGCTGTTGTTAAAGCTACACTAACTGAAGACATATATATTGAAGACCATGCTATCCATGCAGCCTACCTTAATACCGGTGAAGCTGGCGTGGTGGCAGCCATTCAGGATATTGTTGATAACCTTATTGCAGGTTATGAAATTGATATAGGGGTGAACAAAACTGAGCATAAAAGAATGAAAGCTGCTGGTAAAGACAAGGGAGCTGGGCTTATGACCAGACAGATTCAAGGCCAACAAGATGCTCTCAATTATCTTAAAACTATTCGTCCGGACTCTATCAGTCAGATGACAATGGAGCGAGAAAAAACCAGGGCGCTATACAAAGTCATGCTACACAAGGGTAAAGACCCCAACGAATATGATTGGTTGCCGTGGGGGGATAGTGTGGCAGAGGCCCAAGCTAAGAAAATTGTTGACCAGGCCATAGATGAAAACTGGTTGGTTGATGATTTGGTCGATCTTGAAGAAACCTTGGGGTTTGCCGAAGGCTATGAGCCATCTACCGGTCAAGAGTCTTATGGCCTTATTGGAGACACACTGCTTATGCAAGATGAACCTGGCCCCTTCCGGCAGAGTTTCGATCAATACGAAAAGGCCAACAAGAAAGCCTCACTTTTTTTATTGAGGGCTGGTATTGATGGGGTTAAGTTCCCATCCGGAACACTATCTGGCGTTGAGGACTCCCCCCACTTTAACTATACAGTCTTCGACGAAAACGCTGTTGATATCGAAGCGGTGGAACAGTACACCACGGCCACACCCCAGGACCAGGAATTTATGCGTGAGCACGGCAACAGTGCAGCTGCTGAGAATGTGAGTAGATCCCTGCGTGACCATGCCATGACAGGCTGGGGCAAGATAGGCCGATGGATGTCCCGAATGAAGGAAGTTGGTATCGGTGAGTTTGAAGATACCACCGCATGGGAACGTCTATTGTTTACACCCATCCATTATTTCAGCAAGGTTCCGGCTGCTGGTGCCATGGTTGAAGACGCCACCCAGCGATCAGACAATTATTACAAGGGTCTTAACTTCATAGAGAAAGATCAGAACGGTAAGTCCAGGATCCGGATCGGTCGCAAGCTGCAAAAGACAAACAAGAAAGAATACCGAGCCATCAATAAGTATCTGGATGATAACGATATGAATAAGTATGGCTATACGGTAAAAATGAAAGAGGGTATCGAGGAGTCGTCGGGCAAGACCTTTGAGATAAAAGACCCAGAGGGCAAGGTTGTTGGTACCGCCAATAGTTATGATGATGGTTGGGCAGAAGCGACACGTCTGGAAGTAGCTAAGTTGGCCGAGCAGGGATACTCCGAGCTGGCTCAGGATTGGGTCCAGGGTACACGGGAGATGTCTCACAATGTCTTCAACATCATGCGTGGAGCGCTCAACGATCTGATTAAACGATACAACGCCAAAGGTCTGGACCTTCCCAGCGTTGCTACCTGGGTAGACGGTGCACGGGTGGAGGTAGACCTGAAGGTGGCTCTGGCCAAGATGGGGCAAATGCGTGGGTACTATATGCCACGGATTCGCAAGCCTGGAAGATTCAGCATGTATGCCAGGCCCAAGAAGGGTTATGAAGACAAGTTCCACCCGATTCTTAAACATTTTGAGACAAAGAGCTTTGCTGCCGCCGAAGCAAGCAGAAAAGTGTACGAAAACTACATTGTTGACATTGAGAAGATCAACAAGATGCCGGAGGACGTGTTTAAAATAGCCGGACAGGTGGTGGCTTTCCAGGAGATGATGAATAAAGCTCTGGAGCAGGTTTCCGGTGAGATGAAAAAGGGTGTGGCTGCCGATGTTATGGCAGAGCTGGAGAAGGCTCAGTTGAAAATGGGTCAGCAGCTGGCTGAAGGCGTGGCCAACATCTTCAAGGGTCGTGGTGTCAGAGCACATATGATTATGCGAAACGACGCTACCGGCACTGGGGTGTGGAAGGGCTATGAAGAAGATTCGGTGCAGCGCATGGCTAAGTATGTGAGGGGCGTAGCTGCTGGTGAAGCCAAGAAGAAAATGATGCTGGACATGCTGCGGCACATGACTGGCACCGACATTTCCTGGCAGGAATATCGAGCCGAACATACCAGGGCCGGGCTGGAAGCTACCTATAAAGACTATCTGGAATTTGTTAAAAATCGGCGTATCGATCCAATCAAACAGCGCAACGCCTTTCACGATGCTTTAACCTACATGGAAGATATGGGCCGGAACGACGAGGCTGTGGACAGAATGATCGGAATGGTTAAGGGTCTTGCTGTCTTGAAGTATCTGGGTGGTCGAGTGTCAGCCCCTCTGGTCAACCTTACAGCTTTAGCCACATCGGTACCAGCTGCCATGCGAGGCTTCGCTAAGATTCCTATGCACAAAGTTCCTGGCTTATTGTCCAGATCCATGAAGGGATACCTGGAGTACTGGCGTGCCGGAAGATCTGGCAGGGATCCAAACATGCCTGGGTGGATGAATGATCTGTTTGAAGAAATTGAGGATAACGGATGGCACACGGCTCAGTACAATAAAGAGGCTCTGTCGGTGCTTAAGTCTAAGATCGGCAACAATTATGACACCATGCTTGAAACCTTAATGATGGGTTTCGGCGTCACTGAGCAGATAAATCGTGTCGCAACGATTGCTGGAGCCTACATTGGACAGCGTGAAGCCAATCAGAAAACGTGGGACGCTGCCGGTGCGGACGAAAGGAAAGTCTTACATAAGCAGTGGTTGGAAACAGCCAAGGAGTCTTCCGACAAGGCTCATGGTGTCTATTCTAAAGCAAACCGACCACATTATGCCAGGGGTGCCAATCCAATGGCCAGGCTGGCCCAGATGTTTTATGTGTTCAAAACGTTCAGTCATAATTATCTCCAGACCATGTACGACCTGGGCTTTAAAACAAAAGATCGGACAGCTCTACTTTACATGGCTCTTTCACCAGCAATACTTGGTGGTGCTGCGGCATCTCCGTTGATTAAAGTTATGATGGAAGCCTTTGGTTTACTCCCAGGGGCTCCGGACGAACCGGAAGAAGCCATGTATAACTGGCTGGAGGCTAACTGGGGTGAAACAATGGAACAGATTGTCCGGCTGGGTGCTTTTGGCCTGGGTGGCCATGGAGTATCGTTGAAAGGATCTCTGGAGATTGGGATCACCGACATACCTACCAGCTTAAAAGATCTTGCTGGTGCACCAGGATCGCTGGTATCTGATGTGGTGGTCGGTGGCAAGTCGATCCTGCGCGGAGACTGGGCAAAAGGGATTGAACGTATGTCTCCTAACTTTATTGGCTCTGGGATCAAGGCTTATCGTGAATCTACCCAGGGTGTGACTACCAATTCCAACGCTCCGTTGTTTTATGGACGCGAAGTCGTCAAGCTGGACTGGACGGAAACTATGTTCAGGGGTCTTTCTTTTAATCCTGCCAGGATAGCTAAGATTCGTGAACGTCAGTGGAAGGAGCGTAAGGTTGAACAAAACATGGCTGGATTGCGGCATGATATTTATGCCAGGATCAAGGCTTTTTATAATCAGCCTAAAGTTAAACGCTCAAAGGTTCGCTACCTGGATATCTTAGAGGAAATTCGAACTTACAACACCTTGGTCCAGAGATCCGGAAAACCTTTTCCGGTTATCACGCACAAATCGATCAAGAATAATCTGAGGCGTGCCTTCAGACCATCTAAACGTGAACGCTTAAGGAGGACAGACTAATGTTACCTGTGGTTGATATATTAAGGCGTGAGGAAAGTGCAAAGTTCGGCTCCTTTGGGATCCTGTCGGTGCAAAAGGAAGTTTTTTGTGTGACCCTGGAACCACCTGACCTGTTAAATCTTAAGAATGTATCATCGATACCGGCGCAGCAATATCTATGTGAGCGCTACAGCTCTCCAAAATATCCGGACACTTTCCAGGTGATGGATGTTCCAGGGAGGAACTACGTTCTATTCCATGCCGGTAACGACATTGCGGACACCATGGGTTGTATCATTACAGCTCAACATTTTGGCAAGCTAAGAGGAAATCGTGCTGTGTTGAATAGCGGTAAAACTTTTAACTCGTTTATGAAACTGATGGGAAATTACAAGCAATTTAAGTTGACCATCGTAGAACATTACGGATAAGGGGGGCGTTATGAGTAAATTTGATTGGGGTTCATTGGGTAGGGCTGTGGCAAAGATCGGTGCGCCACTACTGGGTACGGCTTTGGGCGGACCAGCCGGTGGTGCTATTGGTGCTGTGGTGGGTAATCTTTTGGGAGCAGAAGATGCTGAAAGTCCAGAGGCAGTTATGGCTGCCATTAAGGCAGACCCTCAAGCAGCTGCAAAAATAATTCAATTTCAAATGGAACAGCAGGCCAGGCTGCAGGAGCTGGTTCTGGCTAAGGCTCAAGTGGAATCACAGGAAAGAATTAATCAGATTTCAGAAGTCAACGCCACTATGCGTTCTGAAGCACAGTCTGAGCACTGGCCGCAGTGGTTATGGAGACCTTTTAATGGCTTCATGTTTCCGCTGGCCGTAGTTGCAGTCTACTTTGGGTTGCCGATCCTTAAGATAGATATCCCAAATATGCCTCAATGGATATGGATTTTATGGGCTTCAATCTTGGGCGTGGCCACCATGGGCCGCAACCGTCAGAAGAATGTTGAGGCCGCAGCTGCCAATGGTGGTAGCCAGGGGTATGGTTTGGTTGGTCAGATGATTCAGGCCATTAAGAAATAAAACCCTTGCGGACTGGTTGCCGTAGTCGTCCAATTGCCCTTATTTTTATTTGGCGGATTCTTTCTACTGTAACACCATACTTGTCCGCAATTTCCTTAAAGGTGTGGTTGCGATAATATGGCTTAAACCCATATCTTAGTCGTAAAACATCTTCATCCCTTGGGGCTATCGTTTTTAATACTCGATCGATACGCCCCTTGGTTTCCTTATGTTCTATTAACCTTAAAGGGTTTGGCGGTTCCGTTAATCCAATAAGGTCCCTTTCGGCAACCGTCACAGCCATCCGGTTTCTTTTTATCGCGGCTGTTCGCTGTGCGTTTGTCCACAAATCGTCGGGTTCGCAACACAGCGCTTCGGCTAACCTCAATGCTGTGGGTTTCCATCCACCGGCTTTCATAATCGCTGGGGTTCTGAAATTTATTAGCTGCCCAACGGTTGGTTGGCTCATGCCGTGCTCCCTACACAAGGCAGAAACAGAATTGAATCCCAACTGTCTCATATATTCAATGATGCGGTTATTTCTAATTGTAATTTCAACTCGATAGTCTTTCATTTTAAATCCTCACTAATCAAGAAGTAAAGCTCTTGCGGTGCGAATAGGGTCCATCTTCTTCAGTAACAAGGCCGTGCTTGATGGCAACACTATCCATGTCAGCAAGCGCGGCCTTTGCTTCTTCTAAGGTCTTCTTGTAGTTTTTAGCGGCCCAGTAAATGCGGTGATAACACAACCGGCACACCCCAAGTGATATATAAGACTGCTCGTTGAAGCAGCCTGGCATTGTGCATCTTTTTCCGGCCATTAGAATAGCTCCTTAATGTACTGTGCCATCTTTCTCTGGTTTGTTTGAACCAGTTGGTGCAACATCCTGCGCTGGCGGGTTTTCCTTTGTTCCTTTAGCTTTGGCCGGTCCACCCGATGCAGGCGGTACCAATACTTTTGGAGCTGGACCTGCACCACCAGGTTGTGGCTGGGTCATTTGAATGTCTGCCTGAGCCAGCATAAGTTGGGTTGGAAGTTTTGCGTTTTGTTCCATAACCACAAACATTCGGTCGGTCAGGCGCATGATAACAGTGTACGGTTTTCCGTCCTGTTGGATAGTTGAACCAAAGGACAATGTGTTAAGTAGGCTGTTTAGCATCTTTCTTTCTCCTTTCTTGGTGTGTTTTAGCCCAGGCTTGCATCTTTTTTCTGGACCCCCAGCATACTGCGGGACAATTGTTATAAAAATAATCTACATAAGCTGCAATGTTGTGGAAGTTTTCATCGTCGGCTTTACCGAAAGCCTCCTTCAGATCATTACAGATAATAGCCTGGAGAAATCCACCAGGGATAACTCCTTCGTTGACATAACGGTCGATACCACCACCCATACGGCTTGGAATATAATATGGACGACCCATAATTATTCTTTCGTGTTTTGGCATCAAGGTCTCCTTTATTACGATTCAATATTGTTGGCTTCTACAACTGCGACTTCTAAATCTTTCACAGCGTTGAAAACCTGGTCAACATAAGAGCAGAGCTGTTTAAATTCATAAGTGTCCTTTAGCCCCTTTATTTTTGTTATCGTTGTTGCGTAATCAATCGCTGGAATTTTTTGCCCTATCCCTATTTTTTCTGGGGCTTTTCCATTTACCGAAGTCAAGATTTCTTTAACTTCACGGGCCGTTGCCTTTATCAAAAAACCATCTTTGGTTGTTGCTGTAATTTCCATTTTTCCTCCCTGTTAAAGTTTTAACGGTTACATTTTAGATGCACCGGTGCCGTCTTCGCTGGCACCACAATTGCACAGGTGGCCCTTCAGGTTATAACGGCTACACTCTGGACACTGCCACTGCATAAGACCAATACCAGGGGTTGACTCGGTTCCTTTCTTAAACTGTTCTGACTCAGGACAGGTAGCCCAGTGGACGACTCGGCCCTTATATGTTACACCACCCATGGTAATGATCGTTACTTCTTCCGGATCTACCGGCATGTTCTTTCCCTTGGATGTTTTAACCCAGATGATGGGTTGTCCGCACCCTTTACATTTGCTCTGTTCGCTCAAAATAAACTCCTTCCCTTTTTTTTGCCTACACTTTGCTCACAATAAAAAAACCCTTTCATCCCAAAAGAGGGTGGGACAAAGTGCGGTCCTGTTTCGCCACAGTTGGGACATTTACCTGGCGGCGGTTTGTCTTTTGTCTTAAGTTTCTTTTTCTTTGACCGCTTCATCTTTAAAGCACCTCTCCCCACACACTGGGCAATCTTTGTCTCCATCTACGGACCCACAATGATAACACTGATCAGGCCCCAGCTCGTCCGGCATTGCCACATAGCTGTCACATTTCTTGTCTTGCCCAATTTCAATCGGGGTGAGATTGCACTGGTAGTGCTTGTCTGGCCTCGCTTCAATGTACGCACAGTCAATTCGTTTACAAATTATCATTGCCGTTGGGCGGGCCATCTTTCCCCGAAGGTTTATAATCTCAAAGATCGCTTCTTTTAAAATGCTGGCAGTATAATAATGACTTTTTTCGATTTCTGCCTGCCCTAACAGGTCCTTCATCTTCTTTAATAAATTCATCACACACCGTCCTTCTTTCGGGTAAATCGTCCATCAAATACCTTTTTATATTGTTGCGCCGATCTATCCTCCACGATTCGCCTTGTTAAATTAAAGAATCTTTCTGCCATGTCTCTGTGAAATATGATTTCTTCTATAGCCTGTCCCAGAGTATCGACCACATGGCAGTTTGGGTTTACTTTCTTCGCGCAGTCACGGATACCCTTCAGCCTTTCGGGTAAATCGTCCATCAAATACCGTCCTTTTTTGGAAGTTTAATCCCTGGCCTATCCAACAGGTCCCTTGCGGCCTGATCGTCGTCAGATTTTGATCTGAGAGAGTCTAATGAGGTAAATATGTCCTGTTTGAGACTGTCGATTCGGTCTACTATCAACTCAAGGGTCTTTGCTGCATTAATTTCCATGTCGATCAATCGATTATACATCTGCTGCATGTTATTAAAGTGGCCCCTGGTATAAAAATCCAACTTACCCTTCTTGTTGATCTTCTTTTCGAACAGGGTTATCGACAGCTGGTCGCCCTGGAAAGCCCAGTTGTTATTAATGTGAATGATGGTTTCATCCTTGCTCTGTTTCATTCTCTGTGTCTCCGTCTTCGCTATGTAACCCTGGTATATTGCCAAGCCCATACACAGTGTCTTCCTTTAATAGCTTCACGTCCCCGTTGCTTAACGATGACTTTGGGATAGCCATTATCTGGCCCTTGGGTGTAAACCACACACGCACTATATTGCCCGATGCCAAATTAATCCGCTGTGTCGGTTCTAAAATCACAGCCCCTGACTCAAGATCTGTTTGGAATTTATATTCTTTATCCATTGGTTTTCGGCGCTCCTATATGCCTGGTTTCTGGCCAGACTCGTTTTGGGTAAACGGAAAATGGTCCAAAAATACAAAAAGGCGTTTACCGTTTTAATAGTCATCTTCACACTCAGCATCTTCGCAGTCTTTTTCCCCACAAAATTCACAAACCATGTTTTCGTGGTCTTTTTTGGCTTCTTCCCAACCGTCCAGCCAGTCCTGCAGATAATAATCATATCCCCAAGATCTTGCCGCATATGGCTGTAAATCCATAGGATCAACTCCAGGTTCAAAGGCGTTCCTGCCCTTTCTCCTTCTGTTTGATGGTGTTTCGCTCATTTTATCCCATTACCTCAAAAAGATGGCCCACAAAGTCTCCATCGCGAAGCTGAAAAGTTCCGACATGGTTTAGATCAACATAAGGTGCAAACTTTTGGCCCGTTTCCAACAGTAGGAATTGACGCTGGACCATTGGCTTGTCCGGATCTGCCAGCACCCACATTCTTGGCTTATTGTTCTGCACCTTGACGGACAGGATTTTTGCTCCTTTAGGCATCTGGATTATAATTTCAATCTTTAGTATCCATATGTCATATTTATAGATTACCTTCATGCCCAATCCTTTCAGGGTTGGTTGTTTTTAGAATGTATATCTTAGAGCCAAAACCGCCTCTTTGGCAATTATTGAATCAGACTCCAGGAAACTCCCAAGCTCTGCTTCGCCAAGATCGGTATAGCGAAGACCCGCGTCAAAAGTAAGGCTGTTTGTGATTAAAAGGGCAACGCCCAGTTGAATATTGTATGCAACACAGGTATTAGAATCGGCATCCTCCATGCTTGCCCAGTGGTCGCCGAAAATACTGTGGACCAAATAGGTTACTTTGCTGGCATGTTTGGCCATCCCGATACCGGCACCGGCATAAAGTTCAATTTTTTTGGCTACCGGAAAATCAGCATAAATATTCATAAAGAATGTTTCGGTTTCGATGTTTGCATTAATATTGAAATGGTCTGCAAGCCCTCCGTTAATCCAGTCAATAGCTCCATAAAAACTTGGGTCGTTAAATGGTATATAAGTGCCATCGATTGTTATCCCTCCATTAAGGATGGCAAGGCTTGTATCATGTTCAACCTTCAGGCGGTTTACATACTCAAACTCAAACCTCACGTCGCCAGTGTCATAACCAATAGCGAAACCAGCGCTTTCGGCTGTGTCGGAGCTGCCAGTATTGGTAGCATTTATGAGACCTTCGGGTATGTGTGAGATTTTGATATCGCCCGTATTGGTTGTTCCCAGTAAGCCCTTCAACGACACATAGGGGCTGCCAGCGATTGCGGGAATAGTTATTGCCAAGGAAATGGTGATTGCCAGAATAATAAATAGTTTTTTCATTTGCTCCCCCCTTGTCATTCTTTCTGGTTCTGCATTGATTTATTGTGTAAGCAGTGTTTAATAAATTTTATAGGTATTTCAATATAATTGTTTCCGAAACGATCGGTTTGGAACAGAACGTCTATTGTTTCGCCGTCTTCAGACAATTCAACATCTTCCTGATCTCTTATTGTGAGCCATGTGCTCATGCTTACCCTGTCCTGTGGGGCTGTTTATTCAAAAATAAATTCAATAGCTTTTTTTTGTCCTCTAATATTTTCAATTTTAAAAGCATCCATTCGAGCAAGGGTTTCTCCCTTTTCTCCAGCAGGGTAGGCCATATTTTTCTCAAAAGAAGATTCGCTTACGCAACACTTGCCATAATATTCAAGTATCTCTTTTCCGGTTTTCATTGTTCATTGCCTCTCTGACAGCTAATATAAGATTATGCGTCACGACGTATTTCTTTTAAAACGGAATATCATCATCGTACCCAGGATCTCCACTTTCTGCGCTGGGTGCTTCACTGGGTGGCTGTTGTGATCCTTGATATTGGCTCTGGTCTGGATGAAGCTGTTGATATTCCGGTGACATGCGGACCATGTTGGCAATCCAGTCTGGAAGATCATCAGGGACTGGATCCCCGCTGTCGATCTCATACATGATCGTGTTGTGTTCCGGATCTATTTTTACTTGGCCTTTCATCAGTCCCATAATCGCATTAATGTTGGCATAGGTTTTTTCACCGGAACTGGTTTGTTTCTTTACATGCACAATCTGGAGGTTGGCATTAACACCTATTAATTTGGAAAGATTAAAGCCTTGCAGTTCTTCTTCTGAAAACGGTTTCTGCCGCCATGCCTCAAGGTCTTGCCTGAGATTGGCTTTTTGGTGTAACGAAAGCCGGTACATCTTAGAAATAACCATTGGCATACTTTTTTCCGGTTCTCCCTCTCTTGAGACATCAACTTGGTGCTCCGGAAATTCCCACATAACAAGGACTTTATAAATTTCCTTATTATACAGTGGGTTTAATTGGGTACCAAGGTCTACAACCGCTATACATACCGCTTGCCAGGCTCCCGATGGGACTGGTTCAAAATTGTCTGAACCACCTGGATCTTTTGCTGTTAAGCCCATAACTTGCTCCTTTCAATATGTCGAGTGCTTTGGTTTTAAGTATGGCCAACTTTACCATTTTGGCCGTTAAAAATTCTTTTTGAACAATTATATTCCCTGATGGGTCTAAAATATTAATGAAATATGTTTGCGATATAAATTTTCCAGCTATAGCTCGTTCCGTTGGAAAGGTTTGTAAAATATGAACCTTGTAGCCATGATTGTAAACCAACCGCATGACCGGATGCCCCTTGTCGTCTTTTATGATACGAACCTTCCTAACGAAGCTGCCAAAAAGCTCCATGGCTATTTTAGCTATCTTTCTTTCCCCTGTCCTGGCCATTTTTCATTAAACTCCCTGCATAAATCTTTACAGTCTTCCTTAATCTCACAATAGTTGGCGCAACGATTACCATCCCAACACTCCCATGGCAAGCACACCCTGGCCCATTCATCATCAAAAGCCTGGTTGACTTCGGCCTGGAGTTTAGCATAGAAGCTCAACACTTCAGAGTCCTGTATTTTTGGCAGTTCGATCAGGTATTTGTTGCTGGTGATGCCACGATTTTTAGCAATAAACGTACCACCATCTCTGGGTATGGCAAAGATCCTCATTCTGCTAACCTTAAAGCCATATGACTCATAAAAAATACGGTAGCGATTAACTTGAAGGGCTACGCCGAAAAGATCTTTTTTTGGATCCACCTGGATAACCCTGGACTCCCTTTTTGTTTTAGCCTGGCCTTTATTTTTTCCAGATTTTAAATAAACCTGGTTTCCTTTACTGTCCAGGATCGGTACATCTTTTTTCTCAATCTGGATGCCCATCCATTTGGCCACAGCATAAGATCCGGACGTTTTATGATCTGTGAGAATATACTGATCAGGGATCCATTCGTCGGGTTCCAGTAGGTCGGCAATCCCCTTGGCGTCTTCATCGCGCAACGGTTCTTCGCTAAGCACGTTATACGAAATACCCCTTTCGGCCAGTCGGCCATGGATTGTAGACCCCAGAACTGCAAATACGCGGCCATCTGGATCGGTTGCATAATCAAAATTAGCTTTTCCCCAGATCAGCCTGGGGCCATTACCGGCAGCAGACGGGGTTACGCCACCGTATTTTCGGTCATAACTGACCTTTCTTAAGAACGGTAATGGACAACAGCGTTCGTTCATGCGGCAGCCCTTGGTTGTTAAGCATTGTTTTACCGATATTCTTTTAGTGTCTGGACAGATAAAATGTGTTAATGGCATAGCTGTCTCCTTTTATTGAGTTTTTTTGCTTCTTGATAGGCGCGACGTAATCCCACGCAGTAGACTGTTCCGTTTTTATCCTTCCTGTATTCTCTTAATTGGTGAGAATAATCGCCATATACAAGCCTTCTTGTTTTTTTCGCCTTTCTGCCATTCATGGTTTATCCTTTTGGTAGATGTCTTAAAATTTTAAGTTTGGGAAGTCCAGTTGTTTTTGAATCAGGTTTCCAACTTCAACCAGATCTAATTTTTGTTCTGTTATTAGGTCGTCCCACAAGACAACCTTGTTTACCGAAACCGAATGAGCTATGTCGGACAATACCTGTAACTGTTCTCCGGTGAAGGTTAATGTAAATTTGTTGGTTTCTTTTGTCATCTGGTTTCCTTCCTGCTTAAAAATTAGCTGCTTTTGGCAGTTGCCCTTTTGGAACACTATGGTAATCATTGGCAGCCCTGTCGGTGCGCCACTCGTTGTGCTTAAAGTTCATTGCCAGGGTGATAATATTATCGGTTTCTGGATACTTGTAGCGCTCTTGCAGGTGCACGCACAGGTCTATAATCTTGTCTTTCGTAACCCGCTTAACATTACCCCTGTTGCTTATCAGATAGTCGTTCCTGCGGCCCTTAACCAACAGGTTGCCGGTTTCTTCGTATATTTTATATTGATCCTCACCGATGATGTCCAGCAGCATAGACCTGGCTGTGCGTTCTGCTTTTTCTTTTTCTTCTCGCAATTCATCAGCTATAATCTGCTGCCAGATCTGGTTGATCTTCGCCTGGTTTCTCTCATATAACAGCAAGATCTTATCTGTTAGGCTGTCTTTAATCCAGCCGTTATACAGCTGACGGTTGTTGTAGGTACACTGCTCTTGGGACCGCTGTATCATTTGGGCCATCTGTCTGTCGGCGTGACGCGCCATGGCAGCTTGTCTCATTTGTTGTTGGGCACGGCCTGGTGCCTGGGCGGTTCCACCGCTAAGGGCACCGCCCAACCCACCATATAGACCACCCAGGACACTCGAATCACCGGTCGTGCTGCTGGTGCCCGAAGTCCACTGACACCAGATATTGTCAGACGTGGCGCTGGTGCCGCTGTCCCAGTCGTTACTGTCGTATGAGGTACAGCTATACCCTGCTACTGTTGCCATTATCCCCCCACAAGTTTAGGAACCATAATGATTCTGCCAGCTGTTTTGGAAAACTTTGACATTTTTTTACCCTTAGATCCGTCTTTCCCGACCAAAAAAGCCGTAAAGCCTTTTTTCTTAAGAGTGTCGAACTGTGCCTTGGCGGCATCTACTTCATCGGCGTTGGTTGGATCCCACATAACCTTGGCATCCCCTTTGTTTGATAGATATCTCATTGTTCCCATTTGTTCCCCCTTATTTGTTTTGTCTTACTGGTTTAATTGTAAGGCTGGTACCAACACGCTCTCCTGGGTGTGCTGGCACCAGCCACCTATCCCCCTGGAGACCAGGCCCCTGGACGGCGTTTATTGGCACGCACCGATCAGACAAGCTAAAAGCTGACCAGTCCACATGATTATTAGACTCGATCAGATCTTTGGCTGTTTTATTCAAATCAAATAGTGGTTGTCCGGTCTCCATTGGCACTCCTTTCCAATATTGTTTTTTTTGTTATGAGCACTATAGGACGTGACAGCCCACTTGTCAAGTTTGGTTTTGGTGGATTAAAGACGCTGAGGTACGATCTGTTTAAATTTTTAACACTAAACCTATTATTTTCTTTGATTTTTGCAGATTTTCGCAACAACCTGCTGCTTGACAAGTGTGCTGTAATGACCTATTATGATTCCTGAAATTATTTGTTTTATTTATCTTTTATTAATTTTTATAACAATAAAGGAGCGTTACATGCCGATTCACACATTTGAGGAAATGATTGAAATTTTACGAGAAGATCTTGGGTCGCACAGCCACGTCGCCAGAGCTTTGGGTTTGACGGTGCGGCACTATCTAAGACTGCGTACCGGAGAGCAGACCAAGGGCGGTTCCGTTCAGACCCTAATACTGATGCGGATTTACTGCCGCATTATCCGACTTGGCCGTACATATAAACCCTTTCGCAAACACAAAAGGGAGCTGGTTAGAGAGTGGACCAGCGACCACCTAACCAAACGTAAAATAAGAGTCCATTGGTAGGATATCCAAAGCCAAAACCTCTACGACTGCCGCAATATCTGGAGTTTCTTACCACGCTTCCGTGCACTCGCTGCAGTCGGATTAAATCCGAGTACCTGGATATCGTACCGGCGCACCAGAGTTTTGGTCTCAATCCTGGGATGGCCACGAAAAATAACGACAACCTGGCCTTGCCTCTTTGTGTTTACTGTCACGACAAGGAACATCGTGGGGCCGAAACCTTCTGGAAGGGATTTGATAGGAAAATGGCAATAATTAAATGTCTAACGATTTATATTCAGAGGAGAGGTTCCGGTGGTACAGTTTAAAGAAAAAACATTAAGAGTGGAAGGCATGATTAAATACGAAACGACGGTTGCGGTTTTTTGTTGTGAGCAAATTAAACTTGCGCTTTACCGTGGCGATTATGTTTATAATTCTGAGGGCTTAAGAAGGTGGGGGGAAGATAGTTATTTAGACACCTGCCCATATTGTGGAAAGGATTAAATAGTGCCAGCGATAGAGTTTGAGGTTTGGTGTTCGTGCGGTAATGGCCTTTGCGGCCAGTGCACAGACACGCGGGGTGGCATAGTCGTTGAGCCGTGTGAAAAGTGTATGGAAGCAGCGGGGGGTGAAGGCTATGACAGTGGATATGATGTTGGCTATAACGACAGAGATAGCGAGGGTTGAATTATGGATGAAAATTATGATCTGGATCCCAACGAAATAATCCAGCAACTTCAAGATTTAATTAAAAAAATCGAAGACAAAAACGACGAATATAAAACCCTGGGAAGGGCCAAGGCTGAAAAAACAAGAGTTTTCAATATTGAATTTGCCAAACGGCAGCTAATGCTTAAAAACAAAGGGATGGCTATAAGTATCCTTAAGGCCCAAACTTTGGGCCATGTTGAAATCTCAATGTTAAAATTTAAAGTGGACGACTCAGAATCAACTTATCTGGCTTGCAGGGAAGCACTACACGCGATGAAGGAAATCATCGGCACCTATCGGTCGTTCCTGACCTGGATGCGGATGGAATATAAGGGACAGAACGTACCAAGGTTTCATCCGTAAAAATGGTAAAAAAGACTGGATATATATTATTACATCGGGCCATTTTAGATTCAGAACTAATGGATAAGCCACCGCACTATCTTAAGGTTTGGGTTTATTTGTTGCTTAATGCAGAGTGGAAAGATTGTACTAAAAAGGGCTATAAGTTAAAACGGGGGCAATGCTTGACATCTTATTCTGAATTATTAGAGATGCTTAAATATAAGGTTGGGAACCGCCCCCACGGTTATAAACCCCACCATTTAGACACAATCTCGAAACTGTTAAGGAAACGGGCGATGATACGGGTAGCGAAACTGGTAAGGGGGGTTATAGTAACTATCCTAAATTATGAGCAATATCAAGCAAGAGGTTTTTCCGAAACTGGTAGCGAAACTGGTAGCGAAACTGGTAAGGAAACTGGTACGTTATCTATTATAGAAGAAGTAATAAGTAATAAGTATGGGGAAATTGATTTTCCAAAAGGGTTTCCAGTAGAAAAATTTGCAGAATGGGAAATTGCTCGTCAAAAAAACAACAAAGCTCCAAAA